TGAGAAATGCCCCCTGACCCGCCCATGAACTGGCCGGAGGCGATGGTTATGATCATGCCGCTTCTGGTGCTGGCCTTTATGGTGTGGTGCGACCTGAAGAGAGATAAGGATTGAGGAAATGCCCCTGACACCGGAAAACATTAGCATTGCGTTGACGGACGCCGATTGGCGTCTGCTGTATTTCCTCGTTGGTCGCGGAGCCAAAGAGACATTGGACCTGTACGTCGAAAAGGGCCTGCATGACCTGAAGTGTGTCGAAGGAGCGGTACAGGTCTACGGACGGTTACGCGAAGCACTGGAACAAGCCGGAATTCTGGAACCGCAATTGCCCTCTCGCAAAACTACCGACACGCAAACCGCTGAATAGAAAGCGATTTCCGATAACGAGGAATTACGTGAAAAAGGGATGAGCCGACCGGCTCACCCCCTGAGAACCACAAACAGGATCAGGCCCATGACGGCGAGGACCGCTATAACGACGACCCAACCCCTTAGTCTTTTCCCTCGTCGCCCTTGAGCGGGTTGACTTGCGGCTTGTCCACCGAGCTTGGCGGAACCAGTGCCCATACCCACCCCACATACGGGATGTACACCTGCGACCAGTACGGACTGTCGCCGGGAGGACGGTTGACGGGGTTCTCTACCGTGCCGCCGCCGCCGCCACCTTCAGGGCCGCCAGGGGCTATCGGGTGCGCGGGAAAGCCCGGTGAGGGCCAAATGGAGGGCGGGGGTCCACCGGGGGCGATAGGGTGACTGGGGAAGCCGGGTGAAGGCCAAATACCCGGAGGCGGGCCGCCCTGTTCCGGTGGCAGAACGATGGGATGGGCCGGATAACCGGGAGACGGCCAGATACCCGGCGGGTTATAGATGGGATGCGCCGGATAACCGGGACTGGGCCAGATGCCGGTGGGTGGTATGTAGATCGGGTGGCTAGGATAGCCGGGTGAGGGCCAGATGCCGGGTGGTTGCTGGGGTGGAAGAACGATGGGATGCTCAGGATGGCCGCCGGTCGAGATCGGCATAATCCAGGCCAAGAAACTTTCCATTCGGGTAAAACTCCTTTCCATGTAAGTTCACCAGGAAGTAGGAAAAGAAGGCAAGGCTGCGCGTAATTTAGTCGCGCCGGGATCTACTCGCGCTGGATGCCGGTGCCGTTCAGGGCTTCGGACAGGCGGTCCTTGGCCCAGTCCGAGACCTCCCAGGTCGCTTCGGCTTGCTTGGTGACGAGGGAGTGGATGGAGAGTTCTTCCAGGGCGCGGCGGACGGTCGATTGGGAGACACGGACCTGGGCGGCAATGGCTGGGGTGTGGCGCTGGCCGGATAAGAGGGCCAGCAGCGTGAGGCGGCGGGGGCCAGGGAGGGAATCGAAGGCCAGTTTGCGGACGATGCGCCAGGAGTCGGCGTCGTCCACGCCAATGAAGCGCAGTGCGCGGAGAAGCTGGGAGAGGGCCAAGGCCAGACGGACGGGGTATTCCCCCGACGAGGCTTGGATGACCTCGTGGCTGTAGTCGTCGCGGATCACGGCAGAGCGGCCACGCGCCGCGAACTGGGAGAAGGCGATGATGCGCTGGCGGTCGCGAGGGTCCAGCTCGGGGAGGACGGGAGGGTCTTCCCAGGAGAGGTCCAGGTCGTTGAAGAAGGCCGAGACATGAGCCTGGAGGATAGGGGAGAGCTGTTCAGGGTCATCGACGGAGAGGGCTTTATAGGCTTCCGACCAGCCGTCTGACGATTCGTAGCGGTAGAAGACGAAGCGCTCCCCCATATCGGCCACCAGCTGGTGGTGGTGGTCGATGGCTTCGGTCGAGCCGGTGAGGATGGCGGCCTTACCGGCCCAGTGGAGATCGGAGCCGCCATCGGTGCCCACGCTGCGGGTGTATTGGCCGTCGTACACCTCGCGGAACGCGGCCAGGATCTGGCGTAACGTGTCGCCGGGGAGGGAGAGGATGGAGGTGAATTCTTTGATCACCAGTGCGCCTCGTAAGCCGATCTCGCGCAGAAGGCCGCCGGTCGAGGATGCCGTTCTTTCGCGTTTGCGCGAGCCGGAAAGCAACGCGCCGGGTCCGGTGATCGATCCGCCTGGGATGACGTTCGGAAGGCCCAACAGCGACGACAAAAGCTCCGTCTTGCCGCAGGAGGGAGGGCCGACCAAAAGCAGCCAGACCGGGCGTCCGGCGGCGATGTTCGCAACCAGGGCGGCCATGACGGCGTAAAGCGGGTAGGGGTCCGGGAAGTGGAGGAAGTCCTGGAGGGTCGAGGCCAGGACATGGATCGGCGCATGGCTGAAGGCCAGAGGCGAACGGGTAAAAGGCGCTTTACGGCTATGGTTCATATCGTCAGCAACGAAAAAGTACGCAGACAGCGGCTAAAGCAATAACTGCCGTCTGCGTTCACAAAATTGAAAGGAACAAATGAAACTAGCTAAGACGATATATCAGGAAGGAGTGGAAAGGAAGAGGGCGGGGTGAAATACTCGTCAGGCCGAAAAAGAGCGGGATGAGCGTCAACTCATCCCGCCGAAGACCAATGCAAAACAGAGTACGCTTCCAGACGAGGGAGAAGAAAGCGTGGCTAGACTGTAGAACAAAATGCCTGAACTAGCCACGCAGTATAGCACAGGTTAGGCCGCCGGGGCAGACTTCTTGGACTTGGACTTGCTCTCGCCCAGAGCCTCATTGATGGCGTCCAGCTTATTCAAAAGGCCGCGATCCCCGACCCGGCCCGTCGCCCACTTGTCGCGGAAGGTCTTGAAATAGTCCTGGATCAAGGGGTGATAGGGATCAGCCGACTCCAGGATCTCATCCGCGAAGGCCATGATTTCGCCGCGATTACGGGGCTTGTAATCCTTCAGCGCGTCCTGTTCACGAGCCGCCTTGAGGACGTGCTTGTGTTTGACCTTGCCCTTCTCCTCCTCCGCGCCCTTAGCCTTCGCGTCGGATTTGGGGGCCTTCTTCTCCTCCTTCTCAGCCAGCTCCTCGGCGCGTTTGATGACCGCATCCTGTCTGGTTTCGGCCACGCCAGCGGTCAACAGCAGGGACTGAGCCGACATCTGGCCCGACTCGCCCTTCTTCAACAGTTCCGGCTTCAACTGAAGCAGCTTGTAGTGTTCAGTGACGGTAGCGCGGCTAACACCGAGTTCTTTAGCCACCAGATCACTCCAATTGGCCGCATTCTGCCAGCCATTGCGCTCCCGCATATCGGCAATCAAACGCGCCAATTCGGGGGCGGTGAAGTTCTCGCGTTGCAGGTTCTCATGAATCGCGGCCTTACGCGCCTCGGCGTCCGTCTTCTGGACGATCATGGCCTTGATCAGGTAGGGCTTGCCGGTCTTGGTCTGGATGACCCGGCCAGCCGCGCAACGACGCGCCCCGGCGATGATCTTCCAGGCATCGGCAGCGCCGTCCGGCCTCACCACAATGGGCTGGATCTGGCCCTCGCTCTCCATCGACGTGGCCAGCTCCGCGACCTTCTTGGCCTCGGCGGCGGGATTCGCCTTACGCGACCTCACCTCGGTGACTTCATCAGTGTGTATAGAGTCTACAGGAAGCATCCTGTACTCTCCGCTATTTTCAAACTCCAGGGTAGCTTTCGGCATTTCGGTTCCTCTTTCTAGTTTTTTTCGTGGGCGGCTTCGGTTCATCCGCGATCACATTGTCGCCCAACAATGCAACAAATGCAAGATCTACGTTTAAAACATCTGCCAGTTTTTTGGCTAGAGCCAGGGATGGTTTGTTTTGGCCGGTTAGTACTTTTGCCAAGTGACTTTTGGTGATCCCCAACCTCTCGGCAGTAGCGGTTATGTTCAAGTCCGGGAACAAGATAGAGCGTCTGCCCCGGCCTCTTCTCAGGTGGTCGCGATGCAAGACGGCATCCTCCCCCCGCTCTATTAAGACCAGCTCCTCCTCCACAGATGAGGGCTGGCTGATTAGCTCCTGTTTATCTTTCGCCACAATCATCTCTTGACCTGACACCTCAAAGCGTCTCATCGCTCCTCCGAACTTTCAAGCCTAGTACCGAAAAACTCGCTACCGCCAAATGTAATTCATACCACATCGCTAGACTCTACACGGGGCCTCTCCGCTAGTGGTAAGGCACTAGCGGGGACTGGGTCCAACTGGGCCAAAACCTGTAGTTTATTACGTTTATGATCCGGTACTAACTCCTAGTACTATTCAATTCTTTATTACAACTGTGGTTCCCGGAACATCACTTTACACAAAACCCAATAAATTGCCACATTTGTGTTGTTGAAATCACTATTACAACTATGATCCGCGCCGACAGGTATAGAGACACTGAGAGAGAGTGATTGAGTGTATATATTTTTTTTTAATCTTAATAATAGATAAGCAACATGTTAATAAACAACACGATTTGGTGGTAATTTGAGGAATGGATATATTCGAACGATTTCATGCAGGGGAGAGAGAAGCTGAGAAGACCAGCCCCCTAACGCTGGAAGGACCGGCTGTGCGCCGGGGCTTCCAGCCGGGGGAAGTGATCAATTACGTGGAGGTGGTGGAGCCGATAGCCAAGTCGGCGCAGCGCCGCACCAACCGCGACTACGTCGTCAGATGCATCGCGCCCAACAAGCGCAAGAAGGGAGGCATATGCGGCAAGCTATTCCGGGAGCAATACTACCGGCTCTACTACCGCAACGCTTACAGCTGCGGCTGCATCCGCCGCCACAAACACCCCGCCGTCCGCTTAGAGGACCAAAGCTGCGGCAGACTCTTCGTCACCCGCTGGGTGGTGGAGGAAGGCATGTGGGAAGCCGGATGCACGGAATGCGGCCAGATGATGTACTTCCGCAGGCAGGGGGATATTGAGCGGCAGGCGGGCAGTTGCGAGGAACACAAGGAGAACCGCCGATTCGGGGCGGAAAGGCATCTCCATTGAAACGGAAAGGGCCGGAAGGTATCTAGCATCCTCCCGGCCCTGACAATTCAACCTTGCTCGTCTAATTGCGAAAGACGGCTATTTCTCAATACTTCCCTTGCGCGGCGTCTTGCGCGGCGTGGCGAACGAGACCTTCACGCACATCAGCCCCGCATTGTCGCGTGTCGGTGTCTCGTGCCGCCACTCCCTTCTCTTCTCGTCCCAGTAGATCGTCTTGCCGCAGTAGGCGCATAAGGCGGTCTTCATACCTCGAACCAGTCCCCCGCATTGGCCTGATCGGTCGCCCCCAGATACCGCTGGGTAGTCGCTATATTACTGTGGCCCAACGACTTCTGTATGACTTCGATAGGCGCTCCCTGATCTCTGGCTAAGCGGCTATAGGTTCGCCTCAGGTCATGCGGGGCTATCGGCACGCCAGTCCGTTTGCTCCAGTGGCTGACGATATCCCAGATGGCTGAGACGCTCAGCTTCCCCCTAAACCCCCCGTTGAACAGGAAGCTGCACACCAGGGGAGCATTCTCCTTAGCGGCATACACCGCCAGCCATTCCAGGACCACCTCGACCGCCCACGGAGGTACGGCCACGGTCCTGATCCTGCCCCCCTTCCCATGCAGGTCCAGCAGATAATACCTGCCTTCCCTCTCCGCAAATTGCTTAACCAGGGCCTCGGATAACTCTTCGCGCCGGATGCCGCAGCCCAGCAACAGCGCCAATACCGCCTTATCCCGCTTTCCTGATACGCTAATCGTGCCGGGAGCGTTCAACAGCCTCTTGGCCTGTGGTAGGGAGAGCCAGTTACCAGCCCGCGCTCCCCTTACCACTTTGCTCTTAATGGTGTCAATCGAGTGCGCTATCTGCCAGTCCAGCCAGCCGTTATGGGCGGCCTGATTAGCCAGCCGCTTGACAGCCGACAGAGCCTGATTGAAGTTACTCGGATCATGACCGTAATGAGCATCGAGATAGCCGGATACTACCTCCCTGGTTAGCTGCAAGTTAGTAACTTTCAGCCAAGCCATAAATGCGTCTAAGTGCCGCCTGTAGACTCTACACGAATTGTTAGACAGCCCACTTAGTGCGGCCTTGATCAGCCGACCGGAGGATACGCTAAGCGGCTCCGCGCTGTTTATGCTAAGCGACTCCGCATTCACAGGCGCTAAAGCGCCTGTGAACTTGTCGTCGGGACGCCTGGGTAAGTGGCTTGGTAAGTCGCTCATTGGTCCTCCCTCAGGCCCAGATAGTCGCGTAAGCGGCGCTCAACCTCGGCGTCGTCGAGGAAGGGTTGGGGCTGCTTGGTGCGCTTTTCGTCCAGGGCCATGAGCATCCACATGGCGGCCTGTATGAGACCGGCTTTGCGGAACTTGGTTTCCCTGTAGTAAGTCTTGTTGCCTTTCTGCGAGATACTCAGGTTTAGGCTGTTGTTAGCGGCATTTACTAACGAGGCTACCTGGAGCAGCGGGTCGATGTTGTAAGTAAGCATGGAGGTGTTACTCATTTGGCCTTGATCCTTCTTAGTCCAAGCCAATCTTCAGCTTGATCTGGGTAATGTCCTTGTAGAACTGCTTCAGGTCGGCTTCGATCAGTTCTAGGCGGCGGTCGATGCGGCTGAAAGCGCGATTGATCCAAAAGGTGTTAATGGCAATGGATACAATCGCGGTTGAGGCCGTGCAAGTGCCTGTAATAAGCGCTACCGTTACGCTATCGCTCATGAATTTGCTCCTCCATCTGAAAAGTAAGCCAGCACGGCTGCTTTGATGGCGCTGTTGAGCCGCTGCCAGCGCTGATCGTGCTCTTCTCCCTGCTCCCGGCGGGTTTGTACCTCCAGGGCGAGGGAGGCGTGCAGCGACTCGGTCGATTGCAGCAGGAATTGCAGTCTTTCGTCTATGGTCATGAGTGTGCTCCTTGTATACGCAGGAGATCAGCCTTGCGGCTGATCTCCTGCGATTCGTAGGCGACTAGCGTAGGCTTACGCTTCTTCAGTGCCATGTAACTCCTCCTTCGCTACGCCCATCTGGGTTAGAAGCTGATCCATGATGTAGCGCGTGTCCTGGTTGTCCACGCCGCTGTAGGTATGCCAGTGGCCGTCATCGTGGTCCTTGAAGATGGCGTCTAATGGGGCGTTATCTTGTGCGGCCCGCTCCTGCTGGTCGCTGATGTAGTACTCAAAGCTGTGCATCATCGCGCCCCAGGCGCGGATGTGCTTGTATTCACTTGGTTTCATTCTTCCCTCCCTTTTCTGTATTGCGCTTGATAGCCAGCTTCCCGCCGTTTCCTGCATCCCAGCCAGATTCGTTCAATCTTGTGCTGGAGCTGCGCGGCCAACGCTTCAAACTCCTTCCTCCTGCCTGATCCGTGCATCCTCGGACAACTCGTCCCAGGTCACCTCAGGCTCAAAGTAGGACTTCTCGTATACGGGTTTGTAGTCCGGCGATTGCTGGTAGACGACAACCTTGCGCCCGAATAACATCCCACGGCTGTAGAGCTGGCGGCTGTACTGTTTAGCGTCCTTTTGTGCCTTGAAGGTGCGGTCGAAATGCGGCAAGTGGCCATGACGTTGCGAGTAGATCCGAACATCGAATTGATTCAATAACATTGGCCCTCCTCAGGGTAGATAATAGCAATATCACCAGTGGGTGATTTCTCAATTGTGGCACAATAGCCACAACAAATCAAGCGAAAAGTTTTAGCGCCATGTAGACTCTACATGGACAGAAACGGGGCGGGTGAGTAGCAGTGAGACCCGCCCCGTGCCGGGTAATAGTGCGTTCCGGCAAGCTTGTGGCGCACATCGCTGGTCGGCTCTATCGAGCCGACAGGCGGGATGTGCTTTTGCGACTTCGGCAACGTCTAGTAGGCCACCCCCGTCAGGTCGTGGCGCGTTACGATTTCAACGGTGTAGTGTGTCATAAAACCTCTCCCAGGTCCTTCCAGGTCCATTGCCAGTAGCCGTCGCTGTTACGATCCGTGCTGGCATGATTGCCGAGATCATAGAGCGTGCAGCCGGTGAGGACCCAGGTGCAGTAGTCCGTGTGGAAGCCGGATGGGCCGTCCATGTACTCGACGCCCTGCCATTGGTCCTTGACGATCTGCTGGATCTTGGCGAGGGAGGTAGAGCGCTGGACGTGAGCCGGACCCCGGCCAAATTCGCGAGAGCGAATAGTGTACTTACTCACCATGTGCTAGGTCCTCCTCTCCCTCTTCCTCTTCCCTGTCTACGTCTTCGATCCAGTGCTCCGCGATTTCGTAGCAATCGACTTCGCCTAATGCCGCGCTCAGCAGGTCACTGTAGGTAGAAGCCTCATCGCCTAGAGGATTGTTCTCGTCCAGATACTCTTTGATCTTGTCGGACAGGTCCAGCGTGGCGCGTTCCTCGCGGGTAAATGTCCTGTCGGCTTGGGCTTCGTCCCAGGCTTCCTGTGCCCAGGATTGGCGCAAGCGGTACGTGTGCTGTTCATTGTCGATCCATAAGGCGACATTCCAGGTTTCATAGTTCTTCCAGCCGTTATAAGCCATACTCTTTTCTCCTCTCCAGTTGCTTTAGTTCAGTTGCTTAATGCTACCCAGGCAGCGGTCACAGGCAATCCAGCGGCGGATGTTGTTGCCTACTTCACGAGGTCGCTGCTCTGCCTTGCGGCAGGTACATTTGCCGCGATTCAGGACGGTCTTATGGCGCTGGATTACGCACGCCATACAGACATCGTGCCAGGACGGCTTACCGCAAGCGGTACATTCGGTTGCCATATTGCTTATATTACTCCAATCTGAATTAACTGCTTTGCTTTGTTTGCGTTAGCGCCATGAGCCGCGAAGGCTATGACGGTTTTGGACTTGTGCAAGTACTCGTCATTCATGCAGAGTCTGCATTCCGAACAAGTGATGTGCTTGGTTTGAGCCGGACAGGGGAGAAGCCTTACACCCCCGAGTTTGTAGAGCTTCTCCTGCCGATGCTCGGCCACGACGAGTGACGCGGCATAGCCCAGTTTGTGGGCTTCCTTGACCTGGGCCAGGGTTTCGCAAGAAGCCAGGACGTTGATAACGCCCCAGGACTTGCGGCGGATTGTGCGCCAGGAATGGGTGTAGGTGTAGACTCTACATCCGCCGCGCTTGGTGTAGCGCGTAGCTGCTTTGGACAGCAGTTGTGCGTCACGGTTCGTTGTGCAGTCTCCGACGATATGGAGCCGTAACGGATAAGCGCCGGATAGTGCGTCGATGGCTTGCGCCTCTTGCTTTGCAGCGTTAAAGGCTACTGCTTTGCGAAGGCGTTTCGCGGCCCGGTTCAAGCGCCGGGTGGTAATGCCTACGAAGCCGGATTCGGCGTAGCAGCCGTTATCGCGCAACGGGCAGGTAGCCGGACAGGTGCGCTGCGTGGCGTAGGTAGCCGACATAGCGCCGATTTTGGCGTTGTTGCTCCGCTCAGCGGCTATAGCCAACGGGTTAGTTATAGGGAAGGATTTGCTCATCGCAAATCCTCCCCAGCCAAGTAGCGTTCTGCTGCCTCAGCGGCTTGTTCTTTGGCGTAGTCATCGTCATCGAAGCCCCAGCAGGAGTCATCAAAGAGCAGGTCTTTGTGCCCGTAATCGTCGTGGCTGGTGTAGGGTGAGCCGTCGTCGTCCAGTGCCAAAGGGTAGATTTCGACAATGTAGCCGACGTATTCGCCGTTGACCCAGCGGTTGTAGGTTTCGCAGGATTTCTCGGCTTGTGCCAGCAGGTAAGCCCGACGTTTGGGGTTGCGTTTGTGCCCCTTCGGGAAGCTGAAGTCTTCGCCGGGTACCCACAATCCGGCAGTTTCGACGCAGTCCCACTCTCGGTCGGGGATCACGCCCTGATGTACGCCGTCCACGAACCATAGCGAAAGGCCGTGCTCGTAGTAGCTGAGCCGGACAGCATCGGGGTTGCCGTGCATGAGCGCGTGGGCTTCGTCGCTTGACGGGTCTAGGTAGTTGATGTCGCGACGGTTGAAGCTGTAGAACTGACAGTAGCTATCACCCTTCGGGTAGGGGTTCTCGGCGTCCTGATCGTACTCCAGCCTGATGAAGGCAATGCGGTTCTCGTGGATGGTATAAGCCCACTCGTCTACGTGATCGGGCAGGTTGACGGGAAGTGCCCTCATTGGGCACCTCCTTTAACCTTCAGCGTAGTGACCTGGGTGTTCCGCTTATAGCGCAGCAGGACGGTAGAGCCGACAGGCAATTGTGCTTTGTTGACTAGTGCGAAATCCAGCTGGTAATCGCCCAGGAAGTCCTTACCGGACTCGAAAGCGGCCTTGACTTCCTTGGCCGATTTATAGTCCCGGCCATAAGCCGGGGTTAGTTCGTAGAACATAGTGCCTACTGACCCTCCTTGTGCAGAATCAGCTTGCCGTGTTCATCTGTGTTGACTGGTTCCTCGCTATCCAGCACTGCCCAGTCTTCAACCGCCGTCCAGCGCATGAACAGATCATGGCCGTATTCCGTGGCAATCTCGCGGGTAGCAAACCGCAGACCATTGCTGGCCCAGTCCTGATCACCCCTGGTCTTTACTCCGACTTTGTAGCTCATAGTGGTCTCCCTAATACCCCGAAAAAACGGGGGATGGGGATTACTCCCCACCTCCATTCGGGCGAATCACGTTCACCCCAACCTGAACCGCCCCGACGCGGGTAAAACCCGACGTGGACGCCACAATCATGCTCTTGCCGGACTTGGACTGAACGCCCTTCGCGTTGGTCTTGATGCGGAGGACAAGCACATCACCCTCTAAAGCTGCCTGGATGTTGGTGCCAATGTCCACCAACGTTTTCTCGACTGCCATACTCTGCTACTCTTTCCGCCCCTCGAGGGGCTGTGTGATTTGTGGCATTGCGTTTGCCACAATTCGATCAAACCACGGACGCCGATTTTGTGTCAACGTACTGCCGGTTTACTAGTTGAAAATAAAGGTAATTTAGCGTTCGTACTAGTACCGATCGGCCCCTAGGATGGGGTGGGGGTTGGTCCGTTTCGTACCCTGTCCTACCCGGCACTGGTCAGGAGCTATCTGGATGGGAGTGCTTAATGCCAATCGCCATTGAGCGCCCATCCAGCCCTGGTTAGCGCTTAGTCCCGATCCATGGCCGAAACACTGGTGATATTGTCGCTTATCGACAGTTCGGCCCCTGTCCTGTCCTCCCCTGTCCCCACCAGCCCTGTCCTGTCCCCATAGGGACGGCCCGATCGGCCCGACCAGGAGCCGACGCGGCAGCCCTGGGTTGTCCAGGGGCGGCGCGATTAAGAGTCCGACTTGACTTGAAAGGTATAAAACTTTTTGAGAGACGTTAAATTTTTGGTTAGTAAAATTCGATTGCCACTAATTTTCCATCCCATGTAGACTCTACACGTAACCTCAACTCAATCGCAATTTCACGGGAAATAAATGTAATAAACAACACAAGCTAGGACTCGCCCCAGTAGTCGCTACTTAATAAGAAGGATCACCGAAGGTGATCCTTCTATATACTTGCGACTATTTACGCCCCAGTACTAGCTTCCAATTACGCAATCGAGTACCCTTATTTCACCTCCGACACAACGGGGCTGGCCGGTTTTATAGAGTGAGCCGGTCGGACCCGTTGCGGACCAGGATCTCGTTAGCTCGACATTTTAGTGGCTCTCCATCGGCTCGCTTTCAACATCTCAGTGGCTCGCTCTGCTCCGCTCAGCCCTTCGGGCTTCGCTCCACAGAAGCTCGCCGGTGGAAAGTAAAAGCGCTGGCCAACATATATATGTCAACCAGCGCCTCTTGTCCGTGTAAAAGACCTAGTCCCTGTGTATTTGGTTAGCGGCATCCTCCTTTCGGTGGTAATTATACAAGCTTGCTCCCGGTTACGAATGCAGCTATGCTTTCTTACGTATGACAGACACTAAACCTTCTACACAGTCAAACGCGGGCAGCGTTGTAAAGCAGCATCCCGACAAGCCGAAAGACCCCACCCAGGAGCAAGTGGCGCAAGCCAACGGGCTTCTGAGTGCCGCAAATGCAGCCGCTTCTCAGGCTCAGGAGATCGTCGATAAATTGGAGAAGCTGGTAGCCGAGAAAACGCCGCCCTCTCTGCCTGAGCCGCCTGAGGCGACCGAGGCGCAAAAGAAGCAGGATGAGGAGCGAAAGGAGCTGGCTTCCATCAAGCAGCAGCTCGATGAGCTACAGGCTAATTTGAAGGCCGCTCACACCTCAAAACCAGCCTAACGCAACACGCAATGGAGAGGATCAGCGAAGCTGATCCTCGACTATACTCTGGTGTATTCGCCCCGACCGTTGCTGGTCAGGGATTTCTTTTCATGGGCCGCATTGTAGAGGACGCGCTGCATCTTTGCCCGGTCGAAGATGAGGCCCTTTTGGGTGGCCCACCCTATCAAATCCTCCGTCCGAAACGGCCCGGTATGGCTGCCCACGTAGTCATAAATAATCCTCCGCTCCTCGCTAAGTGCGCCATGCACATGCTCTGCCGGTTTCCTGGTGGCCGGGTAATTGATCTTGCGCTTGGCTTTGACCGGCGCTTTTCTGGTGTAAGTGCGGCGCTTTTTCAGTGGCGGCTTTTTTAGTGGCGGCGACGGAGGGGCAGCCTCTCCTGCGGATGCAGGTGATGCTGCCCCCCGGTAAAAGTTCGTAAACCGTTCCATATACTGCCGCAGCAGTACCTCGGCAGTGTCAGCCGTCATTCGGCATATCTCTATGTTTCGATGCAAAGTACTTAGCAAATCGGCGTCGTCCAGATTCATTGAGATCCTCTTGTATGGTGGTGAATTCACGGGCAAACATACGCAGCGTGGCGTGGATAGACGTGTGCAGCGAGGCGATGAGGTGCGCTTTCGGCACCCAACCCTCGTGCATCAAGCCGCGCCGGATTGGTTCTAGTTTGTCGGTTGCGGATTCGATCTCGGTCAGCACGTCCGAGAGCGCCTGATATCGCGGGTCGTTCAGTGTCATACGGCGACTGCTTTAGCCCTCATCTCTTTGTTCGGCGGCTTCCTCATGGCCCGTATCACCTTCAGATACACGCTAAACTCCCTGCTGGCATACTCCTTCCAGATGGGCCGGGTCGTAAAGTTCCTATACCAGTCCACCCCCAGCTCGGTCAGATACCAGATCACGCCGTCATTCGCTATCAGCCCTCTCGCTCCCGCCGATCCGAACGTGCCCTGGTGTATATATAAAGCCTCGTCCAGCTTAATGCTCTTATGTCTGCCATGATTGTACATATACGCAATCAGGTTATACAGCCTATTGCTGCACCTGAGCGTCTCGTTCTCTTTTGGCTCATACTTCTTAATGTTCCGCATTCTTCTCCTTTCGTGTAGACTCTACATCACCCTCTTCATCCCCACCTTCATCCCCGCCCCTCCAGTACGGTTCTACCCATATCTCCTTGATAAGGCTGTATTTGACTCCATAATGCTGGTCTCTCCAAAACCCCGTAACCCAGTGCCCCCTGGGCGAGGCGTGGTGGCCGCCCAGGTCTTGCCCGATCCGCCTGATCCGGTAATTCCTGCCTATGACCTTGGGGGTCCAGAACTCTTTGGGCGCGTCCCCTTTCTTGGCTGGTATTCTCTTGATCAGCTCCCCGCCGTCGATCAGCTCCGGTTTACGCAGCATAAAGAGGATGAGGCCGAAGATCAGGTGGGTGGTCTTGATCCCTACCTCCGTATCGTCCGAATCCATCGTCGCGGTCAGCCAGCCGGACGAATGGATGTGATGCTCATGCTGCCGTATGGCCGTATCAATATCTAATAGATTGACTACCGGGAATACGTCATGCGGCATATTCCAGTGGATGAAGAAGGCCGGTGTCTTGGCGAATACACAGAAGGAGCCATTCAGGGCCGTGAAATGCCTCGGCCCCTTCCGCGCCAGGGACGGTATATCCACGCCTTGTTTATTGCGCGTATACGACACAAATACAAGATCCCCGTCCTTCTTATGCGTTATGGCCCCCTTGGGCAGCATGAAGGAGGCCGCTTCATGCGGCAAATTCATGTCATGCCACGCCAAGTTCATAGGCGGCTTGGTTTGCATAATCGCTTCCACCAGATCCGGCGTCACCCAATATTGCGGGCACCGCGATCTGGCTATCTGGCTGGCCCACATCATCTCGTACTTCTCGCTGTCCCCCAGAAACCCCATCTCCACTTTTGACGCGCAGCACCACATCTGTCGGGCCGGGTCTTTAGCCGACCCATACAGCCCCGGCTTATAGTCCGAGTAGATCCGGGGGTAGCACCTCACCCACAAATCATGATCCTTCTTCTCAATCACGTCATACATCGCCTTCAACTGTTCGGGCGTGTAATCGGAGGTTTTCACCAGCTCCTTCAGCGGCAGGTCCATTTGTGTCATTATACGCTACAAAGCGGCCAAAATCTCCTCTTCCTTAATCAATCCAACAACATCCGCTCCCCTGCCCCCCAGATCCCGCATCCTCCACTCGCCGTTCACGCGATACAAGATCCCGTTCGAGGCCAAGCTCCTGACCTCCTTTTCAATCAACCGCTGGTCGTATTTCCCTCTTAAGCTGGTCAGCGTCCCGCGCCGGTCCACATGCGTGGCAATCTCCCCGGTCCAGACCGGCACCGAATCCCGCATCACCCGCGCCACAGCTCTCCAGTCCGTCTCATCCACCTCCCTATTAAATAGGTAAGCCCTCCTCCCGGCCAGACAACATAAATTGGTTAATAGGCATTCCCAGTCCCGCAAGTGTGGGTTCAATTTCTGTAGCAGCTCCGTGTAGTAATACAGTTGTGATGGCGGGGTGGGGAGCCGGTTCGACCCAACGGCTCTCCAGCGGCTGTCCATCACTCGCTCAACAGCCGCCCTCGCCATCAGACAAGACCGCTCATCCGTCAGCTTGTTTTTGGGATACTCCACCCGCAGCCTGACGCACTCCTGCACGAGGTACTCCCACATGGTGAACAGGTATTTAGGCGCGGTTGGCAGCGTATAATTCGGCTCGATGAACAATCTAGCCGTCTCCCGCTCCCGCAGCAGCTCCTGGACCTCCTGGTTGGCGTGGCGGGGCCGCGACACCCGTAATATAGGCAGCGACAGAACCTGATCGAAGATCTGGCTGAACCAGCAGCCTTCGGTATCGACCCGGTAGCAAGCCGTCTCCAGTACCAGCCAGGGATACGGCAGCGGGCAGTCTACTCTGGCCGCCAACAGGATTTCAACAGCTTGTGAATCTGCTGTGGAGAACTCGCCGTTAAACACCAATAGCGCATCCTCTATTCGCTCCGCATAATCCATCGCAACTATTCTTGCCTGTCTCTTGCACCGTCTCAAGCTTCCCCGTAACATTCAGGTATGCCGCTGCCAAAGTATCTGGTCTACAACGACCTGTCCGGCGACGAGGTGAAGCATATCCTGGCCCAGCGTTTTGACCAGCTGGTAGGCGACGTTCCCTATCTACAGAAGCACATCACCTTGCCCCGCGTGAAGATGACGCTACAGATTACCTTGGAGTGCTGGGCCGACCAGAAATACCCCGATACCAGAATCATCAACGATGCGGTGGAGGTCCGCAGTGAAGGCAGCGATGCAGCTGATGCCATCCTCCAGTCGGTCATTATCGGCCCTCGCGAGGTGACGGTCGATGCTTCCCGTCATGGCGATCCGCCCGACAAGATCCGCGAAGAACACGGCCTGGGCGTACCTACGCCCACCAAGGGCAAAGTCGCTGTCGAGGATGTGGTCGAAGGCCGCCGCGTAACCATGCCCAACGGCACTGTCGTAGACCGCACCGGCCTCGACCCCCAAGCTCGCTCCGGTTCGACCGTCGTTCACCAGGACTTCGGCCCCGCCCGCGAAGGCCGCCGCGATATGCAGCGCATCCAACCCCCTCGCGGCCCGGTTATGCCGCCCAACTGGAATAACAAGGAGTAACCCATGCAAGTCGGATCTATCGTTCAATACCGCTCCCGCTTAGACGACGAGCCGCTGGCCGCTATCGTCACCTACATTTGGACAGACGGCAAATACGAGTTACGGATCTTCGGCCACGACTTCGACTTCCACATCCGTGCCGCCGATCCCTCCCAAGTCATCCCCCTTCGCGAGGACCGCGACACCTTCATCACCGTCCCCCAGACCCTTTCCGAGGTCTTCGCCGCCGAGGAAGCGAAGGAAGAGGAAGCGGTTCCTGTAGAGTCTACACCGAAAAAGAAGCGTGAAGCTTGGCCCCGTTAATCACATTTCCTATCGACGCCAGCCGCGTGGCAACCAGCTTGGAAGCCATCGAGCTACAACTTCGTGTGATAGCTTACGCCCTCGACCGTTTAGCCCCTCCCCCGATCCAGACCGGCAGCCCTCCTTATCAGGCCAAACTGTCAGACCTCCGACATACCGACCCCAAGACCATCCATCATATACGGCGCGAATTGGATGCTTTCGCTGAAAACAATAATGTGATATTAGACAGTGAAGCCTTCATTCAGTCGATAATCGGGTATGAGCGCGAAGTCGCAGAATACTACGGGCCAGACGCCGTCAAAGAACTCCCCTGGAATAAAGCTGCGGGAGGGCCGCTATTTGAGCAAGCGCGAGAAAGAGCTGCGTCAGAAGATAGCCCAGCCCGTCAAGCCCACCCAGAACCCCCGTCCCATTCAGCATCGTAAGAAAGGCCCCGGTAATAACAGTAAGATGCTGGTCGCCCTGGAACCGGCCCAAACCCCTTTGGCTATCGCCTTCCGGCATGTAGAGCCTACATGGCGCAACTACATCTACTACGCCGACCTAGCCGCAAAGGGCGGCGACGAGGATATGCAGAAGTACATCAAGACCTACGAGGCATTACCTTTGGGTGAGAGGCGCACCGTTATGCCTGAGATGCTCTGCGACTTGTCGGGGGTGAAGCCGCGAGACTTGATCTCGGCGGTGGCCGGTGAGGTGTGGCAGCATAAGCAAGCGGAGTCTACCATCAGCGCGTCCATCAATCACCCGAAAGTGATCCATCAGACCGCGCAGTATGCGATTGAGAGTCCGGCGGCTTACAAGGACCGCGAGTTATTCTTACGCGCAACCGGCGCACTGCCCGACAAGAAGGGAGCGTCGATTGTCATCAACAACAATCCACAGGCCGCCAATACCATCGCTATGCCTACGCTGAACGGCTTCAAGTCGATGGATGCCCGCGTAATTGACATGTCAAAGTTATTGGATGAACCAGCTGAAGAGTTGCCGCTAAACGCACCGCAAGGTGCGGATGTATTCGAGGAAGCAGACTGATCGACGCATAGAACGCTGGCTTCGGGCAGGCCGTTTCACCCCCGAATACCACAGCATCGCGGATGCCGACCGGGCGGTCGCGCATCTGAACCAGCTTGTTGACTACGATTACGAGCAAGACAGGACCGTCTCGAAACGAGACCCCAACCGGCGGCCTGAGGAGACGCTCACCCCGGATGAGGTGCGCTGGATCGACAACGAGACCTTCCTCTGCCGGGTAGACTTCTGGTACTGGATCGAACGCTACTGCTGGATCAAGAACGAAGAGGACCAAGTCTTCCGCTTCGTGCCCTGGACTTCGCAGCGCATCTTCCTCGACATCATCGCGGAGATGGAGGATGAGCAAATTGCTCTCTTCCTGATCATCCTCAAGGCAAGGCAGTTAGGTATCAGCCGCGTCATCTCCCTCATCCTGCTGCACCGCGTCATCTTTTTCGCCAACCGCAACGCCTTCATGGCCTCGTCCACCGAAGACAAGACCCGGCTCTTGTTCGACATGCTGGACTTCACCCTCGTCCGCTTGCCCTGGTGGATGCGCCCCGCCGAGAAGTTCCGCCGCGAAGGCAAACTGTTGGAGCTATACAACGGGTCGGGAGTGACCCTGCAACATGGTCAACAAGGCACCGGCATTGCTCGTGGCACTACCCCTACTGTGGCTCATATCAGCGAGCTGGCTGAATTTGATGATCCTTCTAGTCTTATTGACTCCAGCCTGCTTAGGGCTATGCATCCTTCTGCGTCCTCATTTCTCTCGCTGGAGGGTACGGCGGAAGGAATCAACAATTGGTGGCACAAAAAATGGAAGACCCAGAAAGCCCTCTGGCCCGAACGCCGGGGCCGCCTCCGACCCCTCTTCCTCCCCTGGTTCGTCGGAGCGCTCTACCCCAAAGAAGCCGACAAACGCGCCCGTCCCGTCCCCGATAACTACTCGGAAACCATGCTTCCCTGGGCGAAGGCCCATGCGGAAATGGCTGCGGAGTACGTCCGCTCCACCGACTACTTGCGCCGCCGCCTGGGCGAGAACTGGACGATGCCCATCGAGCAAATTTGGTACTACGAAACGGAACGCGATGCGGCCATACGCGAGGGTCGGCTGAATCGCTTCTTAGCGGAGATGCCAGCCAATGATGACGAGTCCTTTCAATCTACAAATATATCCGTATTCGACACGGAGACGATTGTTTACTATCGGGATCACGCTCATCGAGAGCCGCTGGCGGGATGCTACGGCCTTCGGGGGCCGGAAGAATATCTGCCTGCCCGTCTACAACCCTCAAGTCTCCTGGTGGACGACACCAAACCCGCTGTGCCGATCACTGCCGATTGGGGAACTACTTACCCGGTGGAGTTTGAACTAGTCCCGCTCCGCTTCGACGGCTGGTCACTCGAAGACGATTCCTCTGCCATCGACAAAATCTATATCTGGGAAGAGCCGATGCAGGGCTACGAATACGGGTTGGGTCTGGATACCGCCGATGGCATCGGCAAGGACCGCACCGTCATCGAGATCATCCGCAAAGGCTCCATCTATGGTCCCACCAAGCAGGTCGGGGAGTTCGCCAGTAGCCGCATGAACGCTCTCGATTCGGTCCCCTTCGCCCTGGCTCTCGGCACTTACTACAGCGTCCCCGATGAGCGCGGCGAAATCCAACAGCCCCGGTTAGCTATCGAGTGCAAGGGTCACGGGGACCAAGCTCAGAACGTATTACGCCTCTTAGGCTGGCGTAACTTCCACCCCTGGAACGACCGGCAAATCGACAACAAGAAACTGGAACTTGGTAAGTACCACAAACTCGGCGTATTCACGAACTCCTGGTTCCGCGCCGGGATGATCGAAATGTTAACTAAGATGCTGCGGGACGGCGAGATCGAAATCTGCTCTCCGTTCTTCGTCAGGGAAATGGAGTCGCTGGAAGGTGATGAAATCAGCCAATCCTTACGCGCCGGTTATGGAGGTAACGACGACCGTATCATGTCACTGGGGTTCATACTCATTTCGCTCTACCGTTTCGACATGGACCGATTCCGTAATGCCAGGGTTGCCGCTTACTCTGGAAGACCTGTTAACGCCCGCGTTCCGCCTAAGCAGTACGCCCGTTGGGTGGAGGGGTGGCAAACCCGTAACGATCAGGGAGTGTACCTTGACCAACGCTACTGAGGATGTAGAGTCTACATGAGAATCGCCCAATCGCACCATATCCAGGCTTACGACTACGACCCCGAAACTAAGAGCCTAGTCATCCAGTTTGTCAACGGGTCTATTTACCAATACCGGGGCGTCGATAAAAGCACTTACTATAACTTCGTGCAGAGTCCGTCGCAGGGCATGTATCTGCATAGCAAGATCAGAGGGCAATATCCGACCGACCTGTTGGTGTCCGGTCCTAGAAGGAGTAAGTAAATGCCGATGATCGACTACCTCTGCCAATCCTGCGGCACCCGCTTTGAACACTTCTTCCACTCCAACGCTCCTCCCTCCCACCGCTGCCTCGATCCCGATTGCACCGGCACCGCTCTCCGCATCGCCTCGCTTCCCGGAGAATACCGGCCCCGCAACGCGCAGCTCTTCTCGCCCATCGTGGTCTGGGTCTCGGACTCGAACCCGGACCAGATCTCGATCCCACCCCGCGCCGACGAGCCGGTCGAACCCGGCTACCACGCCGTCTCGATCACCAACATGCGCGAGGCCGACCAGATGACCAAGCACATGAACAACGTTTCGCTGCGCGAGACCACCAATCGCCGCGCAGCCGAACGCGAGTACTGGGATGCTGTCACCAGGGAACGGCGCGATTCGATTCGCGCCAAGATCGGCTCCAATCATCGCGCCCAGGCTCTCTTCAAGGCGACCTGCGAATACATCGACAAGCGCCGGGAGCGCCGTTACTCGAAACCTCTCGACCCCAAGGGCCACTTCCAGGCTCTCTCTTTTAACTCCTCCAACCGCGACGGCTACTCGGACACTGATACTAGCTGGCGTACCAAGAAATCTTAATGGCACTTTTCGGACCTTCGACCCGTGACCGTGGCTATTTAGCCCCCGCGCCCTTCAACACTCGTGGCGAGATCCCCTATAGCGAAGACGAGCTAGTCGATTGGGCGAAGAACATCGTCCAGGATGGGCTAACCTATCTCCGTCTGCAACCGGCCTACCGCTTCATCCAGGACGGCATCGACCTCGTCAATGGCGACAACGACCTTGTAGACTCTACCGCGCTGTCGAACGCCCGAGGGGAGCTGACCATGCGGAACCTGAAGGAGGTGGTCGCGGCCCAGACCAACATCCGCATTATCCCGGCGTTTAAGACCGAGATCCCGGAATTCGAGAACCAGGAGCCGATCCTCAACAACACCTTCATGGCTTGGCAGTCTGGCACGTTCTTCGACCGGAGGTTGCGCCAAGGGTGGCAATATGCCACCGGCACCGGCACGGGCTATGTGGGGATTCGCTATGACGCGAACTACTGGTATCGCGGCAAGGGGGATATTGTAGCGGATGCTTACGGGCCGCTGGATGTTCTGCCGGTTGGCATGGGACGCCAGCACGATCTGCAAAAGGCGTATGCCGTTGCCGTGAAGGTCGAGACGCCGCTGCACGACGCATGGCGGCTGTTCCCGGAGTGTATCGACAAGATCAAGGCCAGCCGCGAGAACGCCAAAGGCCGAGGTACGGTGACGAGCCGCGCTGTCAAGTTCGCGTCCTCCGTCCTTCGCCGTTTCGGCCCCGGTTCATTGATCGAGAACGAGGCCGCTCCCTGGGAGATGGTCGATATCTACTACATCTATGTGGATGACGACTCGGTCAATTCGACCGGCCATCCCCTCCCGATGGGCCAGCCGGGAACGAGCTGGTTCTACACCGTGCCCTACGTCGGCCAGGAGCTGAAGGTAGGAGAGACACGCGGCGGCCAGCCCGTCATCCGCAAGGCCACCGTCGAAGACTGCCGTCTCTATCCCATGCGGAGGCTGGTTATCGCGACACAAGAAGCCTGTATGAATGCGGACCCGTCGGCGCAAGTCTCTCCCTTCTGGCATGGCCGGGTTCCCATCGTCCAGCTCAGAGCGGATGACTGGCCCTGGACCTTTCTCGGCTTCCCGATCACCCGCTATGGCATGAACCTGGAGCGGGTGAACAATCAGGTCCGGCGCGGTATGACCGACGCCATGAATGCCCGCCTCTCGCCGCCTCGCGGCTTCGACCGCAACATCGCCTCCAAGGCGCTGATGGAGACGTTGGATACCCGCGTACCCAACCAAGTCGTCGGGATGGACTTCACCTTCGGCGGCGACAGCCCGATCCGTCCTCTATTGCCATTTAATTGGTATGAATTTCCGGCTTACTACCCCGACATCATCACCGCCAACGAACAGCTCCTCACCCACCAGATGGGCGTGGCGGATGCCCAGGCGATGGCCCGCGCCCGACAGCTCCCATCCGGCGACTCGGTCGAGAAGATCATGGAGTCACTCGGCCCGTTAATCAAGGACATGTCGCGCAACATGGAGGAATCGATTCGCGGCATCGGGGAAATGTGGAAGTCGAACTTCTTCCAGTTCTACACCGCCAAGCGCCGTATGCAGATCCTGGGGCCGGACGGATTGACCCAGGAGGATTTCGACTACGACCCCGGCAGCCTGATTCCAGCGGCAGATAACACCATCATGATGCAGCAAATGGGTATTACCGGCGAGGACACTCCCTACTTTGAACGCGCCCGCTGGCACAAGGACAACTTTATCTTCAGCGTCACACCCTATTCGCTGCACGAACTCAACTCGATGACGCGCCGCCTGTTCATCCTACAGCTCACCAAGAGCGGTTTCCCCGTCGATTGGTGGACGATGGCGGAAATGTTCGACATCAAGAATTTCGGCGCTCCTCCGCAGTTTGAAGACCCCGCTACCGGCGAATCCCGCACCGCCCAAACTGTGCTGGAACGCTGGATCTGCCAGATGGAGATGATGGCGCACATGCAAGCCGCCGCGCAGGGAGGTCAGCAAGGGGGCGGCAAGCCAGGAAAGGGACCGCCGGGTCGTCCCGCGACCGGCCAGCAACCTCCCGTCTTGGAACAGAAACGCCAGGACGCGGGAACCAGATCCACCATTAGGGAGAGTAAACGCTAATGCCAGCATCCAAACACACCAAGAAAGCCCGTACCGCTAAACAGAAGCGGCAGTGGCAGCACGTCCGCGAAAGCGCCGAGGCTCGCGGCATCCCCACCGGCCAAGCTATCGCTATGGCTAGTGGAGTGATCAAACGCGGGGCCAAGAAGCGTAAGGGGAAGACACGGTGACAGAATCAACATGGGCGGTGATCGGCGGAACCTTTATCCTCATCGTCCTCCTGTGGCTGATCTGGTCTATCCACCGCATGTAGACTCTACATGGAACGTAAGCCAGCCGACATGCAGACGCTGGCGGGTAGTAATAAGGATAAGCAGCCGGATACCCGCCACTTCCCGGTCTCGTCCTTAGAGGATGTGATGCGGGAATTGCGCCGAGTGGGCGGCACCGGCAAGATGGAGCTGCACTTCAAAAACGGCTATATTCGCGGAAATGGCAAGTTTGAAGGATACGTTCGCGTGAAATAATCGGAAAACTATTGACCCTTCCACAAATTGCCGGGTACATTTATACCTAGCAGTGCGTTTACGGCAAACCGCAGCGCGTTGAAGATTGGTTCATCTTCATCTTGAAGCTCCCTTCAGCAAGGGGTTTGCGATTCGGCCCGTACCTTTGATCCCTTTTTCGTTCAGGTTTTGGGGATCTGGGTGCGGGCCTTTTCGTTTTTGCGGCAAGCCCCTTTTTTTGAATGCGTACTGACCGGACTGATACCAAGTACCGATAGGCTTACCGCCAGTCGGAGAAAGGGGGATTCGTACATGCTCGATTTCGGTCGTGTCGCGAATCGCCGGGGCCGCAAGCGCCACGGCAAAAAGCGTTAACCATACGCTATCAATCGCCGGGGGCCTAAGAACCCCCGGCAGGATGTGGGCTGTAGGGCTTTTGAGGAGTAACCGATTATGCCATTAGACGACTCAGCCGTATCCTCACCGCCAGCCGGTGGGATGGCAGTCTCTTCACCGGGAGCCAGCCCCTCTGTGCTGGCTGGCCAAGGTGGACCTGAGCCGACCGGAGCAACAACTCCAGGCCAGGGTGACGGTGGGCTGAGAGAAGCGGTCCAGTCGATCCGCGATATACAAACTCAGATCATGGATTTGGCGCGGCAGTTTCCCGCCGCCGCCAGCTCGCTACGTGAATGCTCCACCGGACTCCGCGCAGCCATGCGGCAAATAGTAGCCAACCCCGGCTCACCCGAACCCACACCGCCCACAATCGGAGGGTAACTCGGGATGGACAGGGATTCAGCAACCCGAAAGGACTGAGATGCCAGTAGACGCAGCAACACTCGATAGATATATCTCGGAAGTAGCCGGTGACGATGAGGAACTGGCTGGCATACTTCGCGAGAAACTCGGCACCAAGGAACAAGCAGCTTCCCGCTTCGTGGGCGGCTACCTCCGCAACGCCGACTACACCCAGAAAACCCAGGAGCTGGCCCGCTACCGCGATCAGTATGCTCAGCAGCAGCAGGAATACGAAAACCGACTGAGCCAAGCTGAACAGGAGAAGGACCAGATCATGCGCGATCTTGCCGAGGAGCGGATTACCGCCGCCAGGGCAAGCTCGTTGCTGAAGACCGTCAAGCAAGCGTATAGCTTGAGCGACACGGATATTCCTGGCATTGACGATCTTCGGGAGACTGCCCGTACTGGAACGGTTGTAGACTCTACACCGGACCTCGATAAGCGTCTCGAAGCGTTCGAGAAGCAGATCATGAGCAAGTTAGCCAAACAGCTCATCCCAGAGATCAGCGGCTTGGCCATGCTAGGTCCGGTGTGGAATGAAATCGAACGAGAGCATCATGCCTTGTTTGGTAAACACATTACCAAGAAAGAGGAAGCCGACATCTTGAAACAGGCGCGGGACGAGAACCGCAGCCTGGAGCAAGTGTGGACGGAAAAGTTCGCTGTTCCCGATAAGAGGCTCGAAATGCGCGACCAGACCAATCGCGACAAATGGAGACGGGAGTGGGACGACGAGCAATCGAAGAAAAACCAGGAAGCGGCTTTGCGGGGCGTAAGTCCCGACAGCCGGGAATACGGTCTTGAGGATCGGCAATCGCCGCTCTTCAAGCGGTCATTCGTGCCGAAAGAAGAGGGCAAGTCCGAGCCTCCCCCCGGACGCGCTCCCATCCCGGCGCATAACGATGCCGCAAAAGAACGTATGGGAGCGGCTGACCGGGCCGCAGCGAAGTTTATGGAACGGGCGCGTAACGGGCAACTAGGCAAGCCCATAGAAGCTACACGCGCATAACTTATTAAGGAGAAACTATGGCAGATCCCATCCTTGACGAGCTAAACATAACGACCCTGCCTGAAATCAACGATGCGTGCATCGAAGATTTGTTTTTTATGGGCAGCGTTTTTCAGGCTCACTTGAGGAGCAAGTGCCTCGTCCCGTTCAAGGGCGGGGTCTTTACCAGGAACGCATTTTTGTATAACCCGTTGAATGGCGGGGCTTATCAAAAAGGCGTCGGCGGATTCTCGATGGTCAAGCCCAACACCTTGGGCGCGACGGTGTTCGATCCCCGCTATTACATCGTGATGATCGTTGAGTATCTGGAAGATATTGATGTCATCAACGTCGGTGACCTCAGCGTCTTCTCGCTACTCGAAACGGATATGGCCAATGCCTATCAGACGATCTCCGCGATCATGGCCCTGGATATACAACAGAACGGCCAGATCGGCAGCCGCTCGATCAATATCAACGGCTGGGTGGAAGCCATCAATGACGGCTTGGTTCCGTCCTGGGATGGCAATATCTACACCAGCTACGGCACGGCTCCGAGGAACGGCGCGGTACGCAAGGCGCTGAACGGCAACGTGTACTGGGGCGGTACCAATACCGGAGCGGCGGGGCCGGTTAGCTATCCGATGCTGAATGCAGCCTATAATCTGGCGCGAAGGGGGAAGGATGAGCCGGATCTGTTTTGCGCGAACAAGCCCTTCATCAGCTATGTCGAGAACCGCATTCAGCCACAACAGCGGTTCGGCCAGGAAGGGGCCAGCGTAAGAGACCCGTTCTACGGAGCGACCGGCTTCAAATTCAAAAATGCGCTGGTGATGCAAGACGACTACTTCCCATCTGCGTTGGGCTATCCCTACTCGGATTCCTCCAACGGCGGCCTGGGCAACAACCTGACCTCGACCATCAGCTACACCGTTCCAGCGAGTGGAGCGCCGAACAACTTCCCCACAACCAACGTGACCTTGACGGTTGGCGAAGTGGGCGTGTTCTTCAACACCTCGCGCTGGAAATTCCGCGTCTCCAACTCAAGCGAGTTCGGCTTCAACCCGACAGATCTGATCAGAGCGCCTGATAATACCCGTGTAGTCAGCCAGCTTAAGGCAGCGGTCAATTTGGAATGTACCGCGCCCTGGACTAACACCCAAATCTATGGGGTCAATGGATAAGGAGGTCTAACATGCCAGCGTCAAACAACCGAAACGACAATACATTCAAACTGATCTCCGGTGCGTTGAACGGCGAGAACAACCAGGGCATCGGAGTGCCGATTGGCTACGGCTCTCTATCCGGCTCCCTCGTACCGCAATACGGGGGCATGTTGGGCAACAAGATCACCTTCAGCGAGGACGATGCGGCGCGGCTGTCGATTGCGGCGACCGGCACCTGCTACAACGGCACCTACCAGATGGTCCGCATCTCGCCAAGCGCCACTGCGACCAACAACAACCTCACTCGCGGGCGGCTGGTGTTCTGGGATACCACAGCGGCCAGCGACCTCTATCAGGTGACCAACGACGAGACCCAGAACGGCGGATCGCCGCTGATCGCTGGCGTTCTCTTGAACACCGTCACCCCCGGCAACTACACCATCATCCAGGTAACCGGCAAAGCTTCGGTCCAGATGCGGGCAACCGTTACCGCCGCCACACGCACCATCGTGTGGGCCGCAGCGGGAGCCGGTGCCGACAACGCGACCGGCGATGCCATCGCGGGCGCAACGGGTCTAACCGGCGCAAATATCCAGAAGCAGTTGGGGACGGGCGAAGCGATAGCCGCCAACGGCGCAATCATCGTAGTCGATCTGGCAGAGGGAAATCTGACAGACCGCAACTAAGGAGCCTAGATGCCACTAGACGGATACCCGGCACCTCCGGGAAACAAAATGGAAAGCATTGCCGATGTGCCGATCAACGGCATATACTCGGCCATCGTTACGGGGACGCCGCCGGTCGGCGGCATCCTCGTCGCCGCCTCGCTCTTCGGTATGCAGTACATCGAGTGGGCGCAGAGCATCGGTAGCGACAACGGGCAGTACGACGGGGTAATCTACATGGCTCCGCTCTCGCCCAACAAAGCATCGACCAGCTTCCGCTTGCAACTGCTATCTGCGGCAACCGGCACGGAAGCGTCCGGCACCATCGCCGCAGGGCGCACCCTGCGGATTCTGGCCAAAGGCTATTAAGGAGACATCATGAAGCGTAATCCGGCAGGATACATGCAATCGACCGGGCGGCATAACCGGCGCACACTCGAAGGCAACGGGCTGTTGGCCCGAGGCGGCAAGCGCAAGGGGCGCAAGGGCCATGCGGGCGGCGGGCGGGTGAAGCGTGGCCGCTATTAAATGGGACCAGCTCTTCATCTCATCTTGTTAGCGTTCGCCTTCGTCTTCTTCGTTCTGGCCGGGTTGGGGATCGCGCACCCGCGAGTGAACCTCATCGGACTCGGCCTCGCGTTCTTGACGCTGGCGCTCTGGCTGCATTAAAGGCGTGTAGAGTCTACATGATGTTTTGCATGGAAAGGAGGGGGCGCGTTGGCATTCACGGACATGGTGAACGAGCTGGTCGGCACGTTCCCTCGCTTGCCGTATCTACACGCTCAGCAGATCGTTAACCGCTCCTGGACCCGCATACGCGATCTGCGCCTGTGGAGCTGGCAGCTTATCGTTGACGGCCAGATCTTCACCCCGAACCTCATCAACGCCGGGACGGTGAGCGTCAATCAATTTAACACCTTCGTATATCTGGACGCGGCTGCCGAAGACGCCCTAAATAACGATCCGGACGAGGGGCCGCCGATTGAGGGCGAAGCGGGTGTTGGGAGAGTCATACGTATCGGCAACTACACCGGCATCCAGCCAACCGGCGGGGATATCTATAACATCATCGACTGGCGAGGATCGTACCTCGTTATTGACAAGCCCTTCGCGCAATCAGACGTAACGGACTCTCCCTACCAGATCTACCGGCCTTACTTCGTTCCACCGGCCTTACCGTTCACCAATCTCGATGAACAGGATCTGGCCTGGATCAGGCCGGTCTCTTTCAACAACCGGCAGGGCAACTACACCATCCGGCGCAGACGGATGTTCTATACCCAGGATGAGTTGAATGCGATAGATCCGATGCGGATGTCGCAGGACAGTTACGCCTGGGGGATCGCGCCGTATATGCGGAATCAGGCCGGTACGCCGGTCTATGAGTTCTACCCGCATCCCACGCTGGCCAATGTGTATAGCGTGACCTATTACAGCCGCTGGCCCAGCTTGAGCGCCGCGCAGGATCTTCCACAGGTTCCGTATGGGCTGCCCGAGTTGGTGATGGATCTCTCCCGGAGCATGGCCGCCCAGTTCATGTTGACCAATACCTCGACCTTTGCGGATCTCCAGAATACGAACTGGGTGGCTACCCAGCAAATGTACAAGCAGGATTACATGGATGGGCTGAAACAGTGCCTGAAGGTCGATGACGAGATGATGCCGCAAGTTCCGTTCATACAGGGCAGACTGCTGGATCTGCCTTTGGGCGGCGCGTTCTTGCAAAACCACGATATTTCGTTCTTACTGAATAGATAGAAAGGAGACTCGATCATGGCAAAAGAAAGAGGCGGTCAGGCGGCTGGCTATAACGGCCCATTGCGTAGCCCCATCGCGGCCAATCTGGTAAACCGTGGCACGCTTCGCCCCTCCACCGGAGCGAACACCACGGTGCCGGGAACAGCGCCCAAGGCCGCTCCGGTACGCAGCCCGCTACAGGGACAGCCGCTGGCGCGAATGAAGAATAAGAACACGTAGTGACACTTGGCCGGATACTCACAGATCACCCAGGCGCAGTTTATCGCCGCTCTAGCGGAGCGGCTCCAGGACACGGGCAACGTGTACTGGTCGCAAGCAGAATTGCGCCTGTATCTGGCCGAAGCCCTGCATACTTGGCAAGCTATGACCGGCTGGTATCGAAGCCGGGTCCAGGTGCCGGTTGCCGCCGGGATGCAGTGGTATGACCTGGGAAGGTACACCCTAAAAGATACCGACGTATTGTCGGTCATTCTTTATCATCTGTTGGAGCCGCAACTCTCCAGCGGCGCTTGGGCCGGGTCGGAGCAGTTCGACCTCAACCTGATCCGGCAGTCCATGCAGAACCGCCTGGACAAGTTCCTGGCTGAGACCCGGCTAGTGGTCAATCGCTACCGCGAACAAGCTACTGTAGACTCTACAGGGCGGGTTCCTTACCAGCCGCAGACGATAGATGTGCTGCGGGCGGTCTGGACGAACGCGCCGCCGCCGCCGCCGCCGACAGGACCAGTAGCTGGCGATTACAGACAGTTCTGGATGTCGATTGGGGCGAACTACAATCAAACGTCATCCGGCGCGGGACAGTACACCGAGACGGCGAACCCGGTGAATGGTGGCGGCAGCACGGCGCTGGGCGGCGATACGATCCTGCTAAGTGTAACGACCGGGTTGATGGGCGCGGATGGCGGTACGGCAAGCGCCACGGGCACGATGCAGATCGATTCGAGTCCGTTGTATTCCTGGAATATTCCTAACGTACCTGTGTTGGGTTTTCCCTGGCAGCCGACATGGATGTATTTCGCCCAGTTCCAGCCGCCGATAGCGGTGAATCGCTCCACACTGAGTACGCTCACGGTGAGCGGGAACTACACGCGGGGAGCCGTACCGGACGGCTATCCCAACATGGCGCTCATCAGCCAAGCTACCTACAACAGTTTGCCGTGGGATAAATTCTACGACGGCCCCTATCTGTTCTTTGACACCGAAAGTAACTTCGACATACAGGCCGCTGGGGCGTCAGGCGGCCTTTACATTACAAGCCCGATGACCTTTCAGACGATCACGTTCTATGTATCATCGTCCAATGGCGCTGGCGGCAACGGGCCGAATGCTCATTACACCCTTCTGTACCAGTATGCGGCTCTAGCCAGTTTAGGAACAGGATTGCCATTTACAGTTACCGTTGGCGGGAATAGCTATTCCGTAACTCTCACCAACACGCAGCCGACTGCCACGCTAACCCTGCCGAATCCGGTTACGATTCCGGCTGGAGCTACCGCTCCTGCCTTGACCTGGACTCTTCCCGTCGTGCAGATCGGTACTGTGTACCTATCAATAAAGGTGAGTTGATGCCCATCGACCAAACACAAGCTACCGGCACCATTCTCTGGCGCGAAAGCGAATGGGGCATGAACTCGTTTCTGCCCGACTGGCAAAGGACGCAAGGAGATATCCCGGTCGTGTACAGTGTGGCGGCCACGCCGCCTATTACGATGCAGCTCGCGCCGATACCTGGGAACGGGTGGCTGGAGCTGGAGACGGTGGATGCGGGGGCGGCGCTTACTCTGAATGGGGTGACGCTGGGGATACCGGACGACTGGGTGTGGGCGCTCAAGTGGGGCGTACTCGCGGATCTGCTGAGCCGGGATGCCGAGGCCAAAGATGCAGAACGGGCCGCGTACTGCGAACAAAGATACCGAGCAGCGGTGGAAGCGGCGGGATTGTATCCATCGGTGATTCAACTATTCGTCAACAACATCCGGGTGCCGGTGAACTCAGTCTTTGACATGGATGCTTATTCAGGTAACTGGGAGGACGGCACGTCCAATTACCCAACCATAGGCGGAATCATGGGGCGTAACCTATTGGCCTTGTATCCAAGCCCTACGGGTTACGAGACGGTGGTTGCGGATATGGTCGCGCCGATCCCCATACCAACCAGCGACGGCGATACCTTACAGATTCCGCCGGATGTCATTCCTGTACTACTGGACTACGCTCAGCACCTTGCGAGTTTCAAGATGGGCGGCGACGAATTTAACGTGACGGCGCAACAGTTCAAGAACCTGATCATCGCGGCGGCGGAATACAACTCGCGGCTCAAGAGTACTAACTTCTACAACATGATGGTCTCGGATACAGTGACGGAACAGACCGAAGAAGTCCCGAGAATGACGGTGTCGGCGAACAATGCCTGAGGTTCAACAAGAGTATCAACGCGCACCAGGGCGGGGGAAGTTCCTGTATCTGGGCATTGACTTGAAGCATCCGCCGGATCTGATGCCGCAGGGCAAGACTCCGTACATGATGAACCTGTCGCCCAATCAGGTGCAGGGCGGGGTTACCTCAAGAGCCGGGTTGGTGAAGATTGGGGACACCGGCAGCGGCTACCCCATCCACAGTCTGGCGCGGGTCAACAACGACATCCCAGGCGTGCCGCTGACCTGGACCCGCTTCGCGGGATCAGCCGGATCGGTGTACCGGGGCCAGAGCGGCACACTGGCGTCGGTCGATTCGGGCTATTCGGGCAACCCGATGTCGATGGTGCCGTACCGGCCACCCATGTCGCCGGAAGCATGGCTGTATGTGTATGACAGCATCCGCCAGTCGAAGTTCCGGGTGGATGGGACGAGGCAGAACATTGGAGTCGCGCCGCCCATCAAGCCGCCGGGTACCACCCTGACGCAGCCCAACGTGCAGTCGATCCTCGACGTAGCCTCGGGCGGGGGCACGGTGCTGGGGCGGCCCACGGTGAGCCTGAACGGCTGGGGCAATAACGCGCATGAGGGGCCATATGAGATGGGCGTTGATCAGGGCCTGAATTGGGGCCTGAACGACGACACCACGTACTCGTACACCAACCCCGGCAATGCGGTGGACGGCGATCCGGCTACGTCGGCGACGTGTACCTTCGCGCATACGCACAAGTATGCGGGGTGCATCTATCAGTTTGCGGGTATTGCCACACCGCCCTCGCTGTACCTGAACGTGTACTCGTCGGTGCCCACCAGCGGTTCAGGGCAGTTACGGTCCTCAGGCGTGTGGTATACGCTCAACAACGGCACGACCTGGACGATGCTCTACAACGCGCCGACACGGGCCTTGCAGTGGGATTCGGTCCCCCTTTCGACCAGCCAGGATTGCTCCCAGATTCAGGTGATGGTGTTTCTGGATAGCCACGACGACATGTCGCACTCGGTGTACGACATTCAGTTAAACACCGCACCCGGCGCGAGTGGAACCTGGGCGGCGTCAGGCGCGGCGGCCACGCCGACGATTGTGGACCGCGTGACGCCAGCCGAGGTGGCATCCGCTATCGTGTACGACTCAGGCACGACCGGCTGGGCCTGCGTGACCCCCAAGGCAGCCTCGGCGGGCGCGGAGTATACCGGCTGGGGCATCGGGATGCGGGTGGTGATCGACAACGAGCTGACCACCATCACGGATGTCTTCCCGTTCCTGTCGAATACAACGGTAGGGGCGGTCTTCAAGGATGACAGCTCCGTTGCGACTATCGTCCCCGGCACGCCGCCGCCGAGTGTGAGGCGAGATGCGACGGTCCTGATCAATGGGTACGCGCATCGTGTGCTGTCGGTGACGACCGGACCCGAGAACACCCTCAGCTTCCGGGTGCTGGACAACGTGGTGCCGGGTGGCATCACAGCGGGCTTGAGCTTGCGCTTCCCGATCTCTTTCCGCTGCTACCTAGCGCAGAATCACGCGGCTGGTGTGGCCATTGGCGCGAAGGCATTCCAGTCGGTCATGACGCTCAGCGGTACGGCGGCGGGCACCGGCATGATCTATAACAACGCGCTGGGGCCGGTTAACGGCATGGGCGTCAATGGCAGACCGATTACGGACGAGGATTATGTACACGTCTCCATTGCCATCGATAACCCGGCGAATGTGGCTGAGGTGCATTTCTTATTGGATATCGACGCCCAGGGCAACAACGACTTCCAGCACAATTACTTCTACTACGTCGTCCGGCAGAACGACTTCCAGTCGGTCGCGCAGGGTACCCAGACCTCCATCGGCGGGCTACTGGATGCGTTGACCGCGCAGATCGCCTCGACCTACCCGGTCGAGAAGGACAAGATCCAATACGCGCAGAATCCCTATCCGGCCTATCAGCAACCGGAATTCGGCATACCCGTGAGCGATCAGCTTGGGGCCGGGATGGGCCAATGGTTTGAGGCCATCTTCAAAGTCAGCGATCTGACCAGGGTAGGGAGCGATATTTCGACCAACTTAAGCAACATTCGCGGCGCGGCAGTGTTAGTAGAGCTGACGGGTAACGCGACCATCTCTATCGGCGGCTGGTGGATCGGCGGGACGTATGGGCCGGACTGCAATTACAACAGCTACGGCAACCAGGGTCAGCCGATTCTGTATCGGTACCGCTATCGCTCCAGCCTGACCGGGACGTTCAGCGAAGTCTCACCGGCTACGCGCAACGGCATACTGGCGATGAGGTCGGGGGTGCTGGTGAGCGTGGCGGCGTCCAGCGATCCGCAGGTAGACCTGATCGATGTGGAGCGCAACGGCGGGACGTTCGATACGTGGCATCGATGTCTGGTGGTGCCGAATGCGACGGCCCAGGTGCTGGACGATGTGCGCGAAACCGTGGCGCTGGGAGGCGACCCGCTGGAGCTGTTACATTACCAGCCCTGGCCGGTCACCGATCAGCCACGGTCGGGAACGTGCAACATCATCGGCAACCGCGTGCATCAGTTGACCGGCGACCTGTTCAACCTGTCGTGGGTACGCGGCGTGGAGGTGATCGTCAATCGGCAGACCTATACGCTGTACGCGAGTCCGTATACGACCAGCGATCTGGAGCTGGCCGAGAACGTCGGCAGCTTCTCCAACGTGCTGTTCAAGATACCGGAAGCCACCATTGCCGGGTACCCCCTAGCACATGCTTGCCAGGGTATGGACGGCAGGATCTTCGCGACCGGCGATCCGTTCAATCCGGGGAACTTGTACTTCAGCCAGCCCTATGAACCGGACTCAGCCTCAGACCAGGGCTACATCGAGGTCACGGGGCCGAGTGAGCCGCTTGGACCCCCGGTGTTTTACGAGGGTGCTGTCTATGTTTTCAGTAACTTAGCCGGGTACCGTGTAGAGTCTACACCGGGTCAGGTCAACCCGTACACCGCTTTTAAGCTGGGCACGGTGGCGGGCCAGATCATGGATTGGTCGATCTCAGGGGAAGGACCGGCGATTTTCTATCGGGGGCCGGATGGGGTGTATCTGTTCCAGTCCGGCGGGTCGATCAACATCACCAGGGATGATTTGTTCCCGCTGTTGCCGTTCGAGAGTAGACCGGGACTGCCGGTGTCGGTCGCGGGGCAGGTGCTCTATCCGCCGGATGACTCGAAGCCGCAGCGGCAGCGGATGAGCTACGCGGACGGGATGTTGTTTTATGACTACATGGATATTACCGGAGCGTGGAGTACGCTGACCTGGGCGGTCGATACCAAGGGCTGGTGCCCGTATAAGTATCTGCCGGGGGTGGCTTGCCATTACCAGGAGCAAGGGGCGTCTGATCCGCTGACCCTGGCTGGCGGGACGAATGGCGTGTTGTATGCGCTGGACCCGGCGCTGACGGATGACGGACAGATTTTCCAGTGTTCGATTGTGACCCCGGCGGATGACCAGGGCGATTCCAGAGCGACCAAAGAGTACGGGGATCTGATGATGGATATCGGCGTCAGAAACCCGGCCAGCTACACCTTTACGGTTACGGTAACGGATTCGGCAGGAGTTCATAGCAACGTGACCTGCACGATTGCCGAAGGATGATATGCCGCCACCCATTACAGATCCCACCCAGACCGTCATCAAGATTGTCACAGCTCATATCATCAACGGCGGCGGCCACGGTGAAGTCACGGTAGGGAGCACCGCAGTAGGTGGCGGGTGGAACCCGATCATCTATGACGTATCGGCCTGGACGAAGAGGACCGACCAGCTTCAGAACAGCAGCGGCCCGGTCAGCGCACCGTTCACCAACGCTCAGATTGCGGCGATGGAACTCTGGTTCCGCGACTTCGACACGCTGAACATGGACATGGGCGGAGTCTTCGGCGGCATCACCGGCCCTTGCCAGCTATGGGTGTACGACTGCTGGATCGAAGCGACCTTCGCGGATAGCTCAACCTGGACATTCAGGCCCACTTCGGTTGCGAGCTACGGCGACAATGCAGGGCTTGGCTCCGTCAGCAACGTCGGGAATGTGAATGACGGAGACCCCAACACGTATGCGGTAATTGACCGTATCGCCTTTCGCTCACTGGCTGATTACAACGTCAATTCCATCGTCGCTTCCGGGTTCCAGCCATACTATCCCCCGGCACCGCCGCTGGTCATTAACTGCGGCAGCCCGCCAGCCGCCACGCCGGGAACGCCGTATAGTCACACCATACCGGCTTCAGGCGGGACGCCGCCCTATACCTTCAGCCTGACTGGAACGCTGCCGCCGGGGCTGAGCTTCAATACCACGACGGGCGTGATATCGGGAACGCCCAGCGATCCGAGTCCCTATGATTCGCCGGTTGCGGTGACGGTGTATTACGAGAACTTCCTGTTGAATGACCCGGTGCAGAGGCCGCTATTAACGCATACAAGATGGCAGTACGATCTCGCGACGGATGTCGATGGGTGGCACCGCAATATCGGCTTGCTGGCGGCGTTCCCTTCGGCGGCTGGGGTGACGCTGTATGAGTGGCAACCGGCGGCTATCTTACAGCCCGAGACCAGTTCAACCGGGACGGCGGGAGGAGCGCCGGGAAGGCCAACGGATTGGCAGGATGCGGGAACCATGCACTACAAGTTCGTGCATGGGGCCAGGATCATGGCCGACACGATGGGCCACGACGTTCAGTTGCAGGTTGAGTATGAGGGCGGCATTAAGGGGCCGATAGTGACGGTGAATAGCCACGGGGAGGAGACGGTCATCCCGGTGAGCTTTCCGCCATTCAAGGCGCACCTGATGCGGCTGGTGCCGATAGGAGGGAGTGGGGACTGGATCTTGAATGGGGTCCAGTGGGATTATGACGAGGAGCCGGAACCCACCGGGTACTGGGTGACGCAGCCGACCAGTTGGGATATGCCGGGATTCCTGCATATCAGGGACTTTCAACTGGCGTATGCCTCGACGGCAGCCGGTGGAGTGTTGACCCTGACGGTCGATGGGCAGCAGTACCCGCTGATATCGAATCTGCCGGGTACGGGTGGGAATCCGGTGAAGAAGTATTTCGTTGCGCCCCCGGTCAAGGGGAAGCTATGGAGCTTGTACGGGACCGGGACAGCCTTGCAGATCTATCGGAGGGATTGCGAGTTCCGGGTCAAGTCCTGGGGCGGGAAGCAGTACGAGATTGTAAGGGCCTACGGCGACGAGAACCGGACCTCAACTGGCGCGAGGATGTAATGGCTAGGCATCCGGTGAATGGCAACGGGTTGTCAGTGACGACCGATGCGTCCATTCCGATTCAGATCCAACGGGCTATTCGCAGGGTCGAGGATCATGTGTCGCGGCTGCACACGACGACACAGGCGCAGGGCGAGCAGATTGCCGAGAAGGTCAGCTTCTCGACGGCGGATCTATTCGTGATGGCGGGCCATATGCGCGATCACTTGCAGGCGACGGGCAGCCATCCGTTGAGCATTATGAACCTGCCGGGAGAGGCAGCACAGCCGCAGGCGTCGGATATCACATTCAGCGGGGATCTGAGCGGCACGAATGTTGACCAGACCGTGGTTGGGATACAAGGCCGCCCGGTTGCGCCAACGGCCCCGGCAGACACGTATGTGCTGACCTGGGTTGCAGGTGATGGCAAGTGGGAGCCGATGCCGCCCACGGGAGGAAGTGGCGGCGGAAGCGGGACGGTTACGAGCGTCGGGCTGGCGGCACCAACTGAGTTCGTGGTGACGGGTTCGCCGGTTACGACAGCGGGGACGTTGACGTTGGCTAAGGCCAGCCAGAGCGCGAATCAGGTCTGGGCGGGGCCGGTGTCGGGGAGTGGGGTGCCGGTGTTTCGGGCGCTGGTGCAAGGTGATATGCCAGCCGGGATTGGCCCACAGGTCAATAGCGACTGGAATGCCGTGAGCGGCGTGGCTCAGATCTTGAATAAGCCTGTGATTCCGGCGGCGCAAGTGAACTCGGACTGGAACGCGGTGAGCGGGGTCGCGATGATCCTGAACAAGCCGACCATTCCCGGAGCGGTGACGTTTGCCGGGGACTTGTCCGGTACGAGCACCAGCCAGACCGTGATTGGATTGCGGGGTAAGACGGTCTCTACCGCCACGCCGACAGACGGTCAGGTGTTGACCTGGGTAGCCGCGAATAACGACTGGGAACCCAAACCCGGAGGAAGCGGTGGCGGCACGGCTGTTACCCAAGAAGTTCCCACCGGAACCATCAATGGAACGAACACTACCTTCACGCTGAGCGCAGCGCCGAGTCCGGCCTCATCCTTGCTGCTTTTCCTGAATGGCGTGGAGCAGCTACCGGGAACCGACTATACGTTGAGCGGATCGACCATCACTTACATCAACGCCCCAGTTGCCGGTGACTGGCACAACGCATGGTATGGTGCGGCCCCGGCTGCTTCGGTCCCGCTGGTGATCGGCTTTGTGATCGGGAACGGAGCGACGGGGACAAACGTCGGGCCGATGCTGGCGGCTCCACATGCGGGAACACTGAGCAAGTGCGTCGTGACTACCAAGGCGTCGGATGGCGCAACGGCGTTGACGTTTGCGATCAGGCAGAACGGCACGTCGATTACGAGTCCTACCGTGGCGGCGGGTACGGCCAGCGGCACGGTATCCACTGTCGCGCTCAGTGCGACCGTCGCGGCGTCGGACGTGTTCTCGATTGACATCACATCCGGTACCGCGACGTGGCAGTTCACCGCGCAACTGGAGTAACTAAAATGACCTCTCAGCAACAGCTTGTCTGCGATTCTTCGACCCTGGCTAACTTCAAGCAGTGGGCTAAAGCTATATCGGACTTCTTCGCTACCGCCGGTTGGGTCAAAGCCGCCGATACCGGCCAAGTAGACTGGACTTCCATTGTGGCCGTTCCCGGCGCGAACGCTTACGTCTACGAAGTTTGGAAACCGGGCGATGCTTTAGCTGTCTTCTACGTCAAGGTTGAGTATGGCAATATAACCAACGCCAACTGCCCGAATGTCCGTATTTCATTGGCAACTAGCACGAACGGCGCAGGCGTCATCACTGGGTTCAATTGCGGTCCAATAGGCTGCGTCCAAACCGCTTATACAGCACCGGGAACGACGCAGTACGAATGTAATTTCAGCGGAGCCAACAACAGGATTGGCATTATGCTGTGGCGAAACGGACCGAACAATTGCCAGCAGTTCTTCGCCATCGAACGCTCATTAGATGCTTCCGGAAACCCGACCGCCAGTTACGCGACGATGTGGCTTGTTGGCAATGGCGTGAACTCTGTACAAGGCCCTTGGCAGCAGACATTGCTCTTTGGTGTCGGTTCTGTGCCACCCAACACCGCAGCTCGTGTGAACTCTTCATACGGGTGGAATGTCCGTGTACCTAACTTCAACGGTGCACAACTCGCGTTCAACAACTCGATTCCATTTGATCTGTGTGCCCCGTGCATCGGCTACTTCGATTACCCCTGTACGGTTGCCGGTTCCATCTCGATACCGGATGTTACGGAAGGAGTGACTTTTCAGACTACCGTTTACGGTGCCGTTAGAACGTATCTGCCATCCAAAAACGGCTTCTTTATGGCGGTCGGCAATCCTACCAATAGTCAAAACCTTGGGATGCTGTGCATGAGGTACGACTGATGGCCTGGGCTAACTCGGTTGCGATTACAGTCGATCACACCAAGGTTCCGTCCACACAAACGAATTTCCCGGTGTTGTTCACTGGCATCTACCCCCAACTGGCCTGGACAGCGTTCGGAGGCGCGGTCACCAGCAGTTCCGGCTTCGACATTATCTTCGCTTCCGACTCGGCTGGCGCATCGCCGTTGTCCTTTGAACGTGTGCAGTGGATCAGACAGACCGGAGCGTGTGAGTTCTGCATCAAGATACCGTCTCTTTCATCAAGTACTGATACTACCTTCTACATCCTATTCGGCAACGCGGCGGTAACTACCGAACAGGCCACGCCAGCGGCGGTCTGGGATAGCAACTTCAAAGGCGTCTGGCATGTTGCCGCCACCTACGGAATGAGCGTTACGGATTCTACTGCAAATGCCAACAGTGGGATTGCCGGTAATAACGGAGTCTCTCTTCCTTCGATTGCGCTAGGGAAGTTCGGAAGGGCGGGTTCTTTCAACACCTCGCAAGCTATCTATTTGCCGCCGATGGGGCTTTCGACCAACTTCACCATAAGCGCCTGGATCAATCCGGTCGTTAGCGGCAGTTCCATGTCCATCTTCGCTGGAGCTTCAAACCAGACTGTGCAGTTCCGCTGGAATGGAGCGCTTCTTCAACTTCAGCTTATTAAACAGCAGATTGCTAATATTGCGACCTCAACGGGCACCTGGAGCGCAAACACCTGGATGCTTGCAGTCCTGACCTATGACTCCTCCGGGGTAGCAGCGTTCTACATCAACGGTGCGGCGGCGGGAGGTGCGACTAGCTTACAGACGTTTACGGCTCCTAACATGTATATCGGGTACTCGTCTAACTCGGGTGAGAACTTCAACGGGGTGGTTGACGAGGTGCGCGTATCGACTAGCCTTCGTTCGGCAAGCTGGATTACTACCGAGTACAACAACGGTAACTCTCCTTCAACCTTCTACTCAACGTCGTTGACGACCTCCAGTCCCAGCAACCCCTGGGGGCCGTTCTTCACCGCGCCCAATCTGCCGACACCCATGTCGGATGCGGGACGTAGCGCGAAACACCAGCCCGTCAAAGCCCCATCTCCAGCTGTTGTGACTGGCGGCGGCGGATCAGCGAACTACGGATACACGGCATAACATGGCGCAGCGCGGCAATATCGACTACTCCCAGATACAGGGGAACGACCGCCAAGGCACGGGCACGAAGTTCCAGATGTTCGGCAGCGGCACGACGAGCACGAACCATCTGACGGTGTATGACGCGAACGCGAACCTAGTAGATGGGAGCGTGTCGGGAAATGGCGGGACCATTGCGCCGCAGCTACAGGTCTATAACAACGCCGCAACCCAGTACATCCAGGTAGACTTCCTGGGCGCGAGTCCGAATATAAGCACGTCGCAGAACGACAAGGTGGTGTTCAAGAACTGTTACATCGAGGTCAACGAGGCGGGGTCGCCTGGGGCAGGAAGTAATGCCGGTATTGCGTTGATTGATCCGACCGCGAACCAGCGCATCAGTTTGATGTGCAATATACCGGGTACCGGGTTGGGAAGCGGATCGCCGGGGATATTGCCGGATAAGTTAGGTTACACGTTCTACTTTGCCTATCAGGGCGTGTATGTCAGCAATGCGCTGGATGTATGGGGTGTTACTACCCTACATACGGATACGGAGGTAGTCGGGGTACTGAAGGTTGATCAGGACGCGAACTGGCAGGGCCATGGGATTACCAATATCTCGTCGCTGGGCGCTGGTGCCCCTAACTTCAACCTAAACTTGAACACCAATATCATTGTCAATGACTCGATGACGATGAACTGCGACCTGAATATGAATGGGCATACACCGACGAACTGGGCCGCCCAGACGGCTAATAAGGTGTTTGCCGGTCCTGCCAGCGGATCAGCGGCTCCAACCTTTCGCGCTTTGGTGCAAGCCGATATGCCATCAGGAATCGCTCCGCAGGTCAATGCGGATTGGAATGCATCTTCTGGGCTGGCAATGATTCTGAACAAGCCGACGATTCCAGCGGCCATCACCTTTGCTGGCGATCTCAGTGGCACGGCTACAACGCAGACCGTGATCGGCTTGCAGGGACGCGGCGTGACCTCCACGGCTCCGACGGATGGACAGGTGCTGACTTGGGTTCAGGCAAATAGCGACTGGGAGCCAAAGCCTGCTGCTGGATATACTTTGCCGATTGCCAGCGCCAGTGTGCTGGGCGGCGTGAAGGTCGGAACGAATATCAGCGTAGACGGCAGCGGCATCATCAGTTTGGCAAATTCCCCAACCGTTACGGGAACCATGCAAGCGGCGAACGCCAACGCCACGACGCAAGTGGCCGCGCCGATATTCGCTTGTGTGGATACGGTGCCTAGCTGGACAAAGTTTTTCCGGCTCTGGATCAGCAGTAATCAGCCCACGATGGACTTCTCGGGTGTAACTGGATCGTTGTCGATAATCGGTGGCTTGCTGACTTCAGGCGGGATTACCACCTATCCGGCCTTGCAAGTGTCGAAAGACAGTTCTGCCGCGCAGAAGATCCTGCTGAGTTTCGACGGGTCGAACAACCCGACTATCTCGTCGGCTGGCGGTAATGGGCTGAATCTTACTGGTACGGTAAACATTCCAGGCAACTTCAATCTTGGAACGGGCGGCGGCTGGTTAACGCAGCAAAATACAGGAACTTCGACTGGCTACATGCAGTTGATTAATTCCGGCAATATCGCCGGAACCGGACGCACCAATCCAGGGCTGTACTCGCAGAGCGGGATATTTGATTTTATTTGCAATATCTGGTCTAGCGGCAGTGTTACTTCCAGCAGCAAGTTTATATCTCCGCAGTTTAACGGGCAACCTGTTATGCAGACAGCGGGTCCGGTATCAAATGCGACAGGGTCCGTCACGTCGCATGGCGGCACGATGGTCTTTTGGATTTCTACATCCTGCTTTTGCAATGCAATTGGTGTGTGTGGGCTTAATTTCAACATCGATGGTTCGTTAAAAACGACACTTACTATGTTCTTAAACACAACGAGCAATCATTACTGCATTCCGATGCGTATGTATGCGGTTGCGTTATCGGCAGGTTCACATACTGTAAGTATTACAGCGGCTAATGCTCAGACCCTGACCGATTCCGGCGATTGGTTTCAGGTGTATGCGATAGAGTTGCCGATCTAAGAAAGGGAAGTGAAAGGGAAGTTATGGGAACGACAGCATTACTCACACAATCGAAACTGCTGAACGACCTGTCGCTGCAACAGCGAGTGGCGATGGCCGTTTTACGCATTTCAAACGATGTCATCAACGAAGATCCGAACGCACCGAACCATGCCAACCGTTACGCATTGGCGCAAGCGGCCATGCGCGACCCGGCATCCTGGGGACGCAGCATGTACAACTACATCGTGGTGCAGCCGGGGATCAACGAGCACGGCGCGGACTCATCCCAGATTGCGGATCAGACGATCCTCGATGCCGTGAGCGCCATGTGGGATAGCTGGGCCGCGCAGATGACATCTCCCGCGCCCATGATGATGATGCCGCCGCCACCGCCGCCGCCGCCCTTGCCCCTGCCTACCGAGTGACAGGAGGATAGATCAAATGGAACATCTAGAGCAACCCGTTAACGGCAGCGCGGCGCAGCCACCGCTTCCCAGAGAATGGGAGCCGATGCGCTATCACTTGAATCCCAAACAGCGGGAATATTTCCAGCAGATGGCCAGGGCCATGAACGAGATCCAGCAGCAGATGCGGGCGGCCTTGCAGATGATCGTCTGGGAGCGCGGCATTCAGGGTCAGGTCGGGCTGTCGGAAGATTGCAGCGAACTGGTCGAACAGGCGTTAACAGGAGTCTAATAGAAAGAACAGGTACGAACTATGGCAGCAGAAACACCCTCCGGTTACACATCAGGACAGCTCACCTGGAGCGGCGCGGTCTCCGAATTGGGGCCGCTGATCGCAGCCCAGATCGACAAGAACGCAGCTTGGGCTTGCAGCTACGCAAGCATCACGGCGGACTCGACCAATGCGGGGCCGGTGTTCTTCGGCCAGGACGCCACAACCAGCGCGAGCAAGTGGGGCTTCAGCTTGGCCGCTTCGGGCATCCGCGTACTCAGCGGCGGTCTCGGCCCCGCCAATCCGGTGCCTATCGGGAGGATGTATGTCTTCTCGGCGGCGTCGGCTACCTTACACATAGAGATCTTTCCGTAGAGGTGTAGAGTCTACATGCCGGTCAATCAAGCAGACATTTTCGCGGGCAACAAGGGCGGGATGGATGGCAGCAAGACCAATGTCTATGGGTTCAAGCCGCAGCCCATTACCAGCAACGACCCCATGTCCAACTTTCTGCACTCCATGCAGAACCTGGGGGTGGCGCAGGGACAGCAGAACCTACAGACAGGCGGGGCTACTACCGCGCAGGGGCTGGGGGCGATGGCCCCGGTGCTGAACTATCTGACGGCGCTGACCAGGGGCGACCAGGGCGACGTTACGCAGAGTATGCAGCCCGAGATCAACCGCATCAAGGACAGCTTCTCGGCGGCGCGGCAGATGATCAGCCAAGCACCACGGGGCGGCGGCAAGGCCGGGGTGCTGGCGGAAGCGCCCTATCAGGAGACGAAGCAGATCGGTGATCTGGCGGCGCAAGCGAGACAGGGGGCGACGGGGCAGTTGGGCACGCTGGCGAATCAGTTGGCTGGGTTGGGGCTGGATATATCGAATCTCGGCTTGAACCAGGAACAGCTATCGCAGACTGGAGCGCTTACGCAGCGGCAGCAGAACGTGATGGAAACGATGGCCAGGGATCAGATGATCGGGCAATTGGCGCAAGCGGCGGGCAGCATAGCCTCAGCTGGATTGACGGGCGGCATGCCGACTGGAGGAGGTATGCCAAAGGCACCTGACCTGAGTATGAGTGGTGTAATTCCTGGGGTTGGCTTGCCCGCCGACGTGGGCCAGTTCGGCCAGCTACCGACAGCGTCAGCGTATGACTACCTCACAAGCGGTGTTGGCCAGTTACCGACGCCTCAACCATACACCGGCTAAAGGAGAACTCAAATGGGCAGCGGCGGCGTATCATTTCTGGGCGGGTTCCTGAGTGGCTTCGGTGACAACCTGCAAAAGGCGCAGGAGAGGAACCGGCAGACCTGGGAGTCGCAGCGAGACACCGAGATGAAGATACTGGGCCTCGCCGCCCAGAATCCTGGGGTGGCTAGCGACCCGATGGCTATTACCCATATTCTGAACCGCATGGCTGAGTTGGGTAGCGGCGGGGGGTTCGAGAAAAGAGGCTCAAAGAAAAGTCCCTGGGAAGAGCATCACAAGACGCTGGGGCATTTGCTTGCACCGCTGCACATCATGGGCAGCGCGTTGAGTGGGCAGAACCAGTATCAATTGAGACCGGATATCACCGATCTGGGGCAAGCGGCAGTTCCTGGTAAGGTGCCGGGATCGGGGATCTTGGCGAACTATAGAACGCCGGATCAACAGGCTGACATAGACGCTAAGCAGAAAGCGGCTGAAGTGCTGGCGCAGTATCGGGCACAGTATGGGGCGCAGAACGAATTCGATGAAAAGAAGATGGAGTATGATATCGCGCAGCTTCATAAGTACGCGCACTTATTCGGCGGGGAGGACAGCCCTGAATTCAGAGACCAGTTGAGCGCGATCATCACTAAACATGCGCCAGTCAGGACGCCTGTGTCGTTGCTGAAGGACGATGCCATTGAGTACCAGTTGAAGGGCAGCAACGACTGGTTGCAAGGCAGTCTTGGCCACGATGAGTATGGTCGCACTGTTTTCCGGGATGCCTATGAGCGGACCATCCCCAAGGATACGATTGCCAATACCAGGAAGCAGAGCGGAGTCACCCGCGACTCTTACCGGAAGCTGGAGTGGCAATGGATCGCTAAATCGCTGCACCCGGATTGGACCCAGGAGCAGCAGGACTACTGGGCCGCCCAAGCGGACGCTTCCGGCCAGTTCAACAATATCATCAACAGCGACCTTGCCATACAAACGAAGGCTCAGCAAATCGGGATTAACGAACGCGCCTTCAATGTAGGGGGTGGAAAGGGCGGCTTCATGCCGCCGCCGCTATTCAATCAGACGCCGCCGCAGATTCCAGGACAGGCTCAACCGCGTACACCGCAGCCGACCCCCTATCCAACACCCACTACAGCGCCGGTAGCCCCCACAGCGCCGACCACAACGCAAGCGCCCACGCCCCAGCCCAGAACGGCTCCAACGGCGGCAGCACCTAGAGCGGCAGCGCCGACAACGCCGACCGCAACAGCGGCACCGGCTCCCCGTGTAGACTCTACACAACCGATTGGACAGCGGGTACGGCAAGTACGGCAAGTGCAGGGGCAGCAAGGGCAGCAAGGGCAGCAGGGGCAGCCAGCGCGGTCTGGGGTGCCGTCGCGAGACAACCCGGTACAGGGGCCGGGTGGCTATACATATACCTATCCCTGGACTGATCAAGACATCATGGCCACTAGCAATTGGCTGATGAGCAATCAAACGCCGCCGCAGGGCCGTATGGCTGGCCCCATCAACGCCGGAATGGGCAAGCTCGTACTCGGTACTAATAAGAGCCAGGAAGGTCTGAAGGCTGAGGGTAGAGGGCGGCAGGCCGCGTTGGCTCAACTTGCCCCGTTGCAGGGACGTGCCGATGCACTGGCGGCGGTCGCTGGAGCGTTGGATAAGCTGGGCCGGGAGTGGGAGCGGGTGAGGGGCGAACTGAAGGATGGTTCGCCGCGTTGGCTGGAGGTCAAGAGTTACTTCGACATCCACTACAAAGGTACTCCTGCCTATAAGGAATTGCAGGGTTTTGCGCTGGAGTTCATGAGGGCGTATGGGCAGTTGATCTCGGGCGGCGCTCAGAGTAAAGGGCATACTCCGGTGGCGGCAGAGGAGCTGGTGCATAAGGTCGCGGACCCGGCCTCAAGAGTAGGACAGATTGATGCGTTGCTGAAATCGACCAGTGTAGGAGCACAGATCGATATTGACGCGATTACCAATGTGCAGAATACGACGATGAATGCGGTAGGCGTGCCGTGGGGGCAGTTCGATCCTGCCGCTGCGGTGCCGAAGATCACAGAGCTGTCGAAGAACCCGCTGCCGGATACCGCGATTGAACAGCAGAATCATCTGCCGCTGCCGAGTAAGAAGGGAGCGCTAATCAGCCAGGATCAGCTCAAGCAGTATTACTACGCTTTTGGAAGAGATGTAGATAGGGCACGCACCGCAGCGCAGTCGGCGGGCTTTCGGGTTACTAGGTAAATGCAGGATCTCTTTACAGAATTCGACCAGAAAGAGAAGCAGAAGCGGGGAAAGACGCAGAAGCAGACGCAACCAGCTCAACCTGCTTTTACAGGTGGGGCCAGCGATCTATTTGATGAATTCGATGCTAAGGAGAAAGGCAAGTCGAAAAGCGAGTACAAGCATGTAATGCCACTGCCGCCGTTGGCCGAGGAGCCGTGGATGCCGGAATGGGCCAAGCCGGTTGTCAGACCCGTCGAGGCAGCTAGTGGAGTTTTTCAGCAAGCTTTTGGCAATGTAGTCGGGCTTCTGCCGGGAAGCGTTGGAGAAGCTGGGCACGAGTATGCGAGAGCGGCAGAGCCAGCAATTGAACAAAGCCCAATTGGAGAGACTGGCGGCACCTTGCTGTTATGGGATACAGGCGGCAAGGTTGTGGATGTGGGCGTGGGCGCAGTTAGTAAGATACCGGGGCTGGCGCGTGCCGCGAAGGTATTCGAGCCGGAAAAGGTCATCAAGTTGGATGAAGATTTCCTGCCAAAGGTTAGTAAAAAGGCACTGGCGCGAAATGTCGCGAGGGCGGCGACTAAGCAAGGCATCAAGGGCGGCCTGACCGGCGGCTTGGTAACAGGCGATCCGTATGTTGCGCTGGTGACCGCCTCAATCGGTGCCGGGTTGGGTGGAACGCTAGAGGCTACGCGCTACCCGGTGGCTGCTCGATTGCTTAGGAAGGGACGGCAGAGGTATGCGGACTGGCTACGCGGCAGCGGTCCCAAGCCAAAGAAGAAATTTGGCGATGTGCTGATAGCTGGCCAGCCGTGGAATCCAAGCGCAGCGAACATGGAAACGGACGCGATTGCGCGTGGACTGCACTATGGTAGCGAAGAGCAAGCGCTGGCCAGGGCCACAAGAACGTCGGATGAAATCAGCGAACAGCTAGATAAGGCTTACGCCAAGCTGGATGAAAACTCGCGCTTCAAGCTCAAGCCGCTGTTCGATGATATCTGGGCCTGGATGGGACATAACGGCGTATTCAGCATAGATGGAACGGTCAAGGACGAGGCGGTATTCAAGATCGGTCTGCGGATTATGGAGGAACTCACTGAGAAGCTGGGGCCTGAGATGGCCGAGGCTCCCCCAAGCAAGCTCAGGGAGATGCGCGACCTCTTCATGAAGCGGGCTAAGAGCTACACCAAAACGCCTACCGGAATATCGGTGCCAACCTCCGAGGCCCCAGGATTAGCCTATGAGCGCGAACTGACCCACGTAGTCGAGAACCGGCTGCGAGGAATTCTCAATAGCAACAGTCCGACGCTACAAGAGCTGAACCACGAGTACCGCTTCTGGGAGACCTTTCGCGAAGCCTTGGATGCCAAGAGGATTGCCACCACCGGCCAGCCGATTGTCGATACCAGTACTACCAGCGCTCTTGCCAAGGCTGGCAAGTTACTAGGCGGCGCGGCAATGGGCGGCACGGCTGGTTGGGAGGGGTCCAAAAAAGCCGGGTTGCCGATTGAAGCCCAAGTCCTATCGACGCTAGTGGGCGGAATCGGCGGGGCGGTATTGAGCAATGCGATTACCAGCACCCGCTGGAGGACGCTATCGCCCGTCATTTACGACCGGGTTGCCAAGCTATTAGTACGTGGCGAGGGGAATGCGGCGTCGGTCGCGGCGGCCCAGGCATTAGCGAACGCCAGCAAAGACGCGGCACAGAAAGGCTACTGGTTAAAGCAGGCTGGCTTAGCTAAGAAGTACGTCGCGCAGCAGACACTGGAAGCCAAGGCCGCAAAAGCTCTAGAGGAGGAACAGAATCTCAAGGCGTTCGAGCAAAGTATCGCCAAGCCGAAGACACAACCCAAGGGAACGATTACGTTGGGTCAGGCCGGGTTGCCCAAGCCCACGCCGCCTACGGTGCATCCGGCGGATAAGGCATGGGAGGATCTGAAGAGCCAGGGATTCGAGAAGCTGGGCGAAGCGAATGTCGGCGGGATGCATGGCGGCAAGCTGTTCTACCAGGACGCCAACGGCAATAAGTGGCTGTTCAAGCCGACGCCTACAGGATGGTCGGCTTGGGCGAGTGACGCCGAAGAGGCAGCTTACAAGATTGGGCGTAAGATCAACCCGAACGCAGTTGAGGTTAGATCACAGAAATTAGGGCTGAAGACCGGGACGGTGCAGAAGATGCTGCCGAATACCGGCGAGATTAGCAACGATGTTACTCAGTTGACCAAGCAGCAGTTGGAGCAGTTACAGCAGGAGCAAGTGGTGGATTGGATGATATCCAACCATGACTCCCATGCTAGGCAGTTCCTGAAGGGGACCGATGGTAAGTTAATCGCCATAGATAAGGGTCAGGCGTTCAAGCACTTCCCAAAGGATATTCCTGATCCGACTTACCACCCGAACGCCGCCTATGGCGAAGACAACCCCATTTACCACTACCTGCATAAGGCGGCCAAGAACGGCCAGATCACGCTAGATCCGAATGTGACCTTAGCGGCGATCCAGAAGGCGATGAACATACCGGACAGCGAGTTAATCGCGGCGGTAAGACCGTATGCTGAAGGAAGGTTCACTAACCCGGTCGATAAGCAGAAGTTCTACGATGCGCTGATCAAGAGAAAGCAGAACTTACTCAGCGACTTTAGCAAGTACTGGGGCGACGTGCCGGGTATGCAGAGTGTAAGTCCAGCGCCGCCGCCAGCCGGTACCGGGTTTACGCCCCAGCCGACACCGACATTTGTCGCGCAACAGGCCATCCAGGCGGCAACGGCACCGGTTGGTACGCCGCAGTTCAAGAAACAGGCTACTACGGCTTATAAATCGGCCACTAAGGCTTACACCACAGCTCAGGAGCAAGCCGGGATTGCAGCCGTACAGCATATACAGGTAGGCAAGCTTAAGTTACAGCAGGTAGGACAGCTTAGTAACGACGAAGCGAAGGCCATGTTCAACTATCAAACAGAGGTTCCTTCCGACCCTTCGCTACACTATAAGACAATAAATACAGCGCACTATACCGATCCACCTAAGACCTTGACACCCGTACAACAGGCACACGTTAAGCAGATGGACGCCGCCATCAATAAGTTCCGGCTCAAAGAGGACATGACTCTCTATCGCGGCATTAAGCCGGGGGTATATGCCCAAAAGATCAAGGCCGCCAAGGTGGGAGAGACCATACCCGGACAGGGCTATAACTCCGCAAGCGCCAGCCTGCATGTTAGTAACAGCTTCGGGTCGGGCGGCGTCGTAATGAAGATTGACGCCAAGGCCGGACAGGCCGGGTTCCCGATGGGCGTAAGCGGCAGCAAGACTCACTCCAGCGAGGGCGAGTACTTACTGCCAAGAGGATTGAAGTTCAAGGTCAAGTCTATAGACAAGATAACTACAAGCAGCGGATATGACATAAAGGTAGTAACCGTAGATATCGTAAAATAGCAATATGGCTGAAGACTTATACCGCTGGATTATGGAAGAGGAAGAGAGCGAGGATAAGACTCGCGCTTTACTCGAAGGCGAAGGGCTAAGCCCCCAGGAGATCGAATTCCAAATCAAGCGCCTGAGGCAAGAGGCCGCCCGAAGCCGCCATCTGACCGACCAGGAAGTCGAAGAAGTCAACGAATTTCTGCGTAAAGACGCCGAAAAGAACGGCTGACGGGTTTTTTTCTCAACCTCTTTACAACCAAATCTATCCGTGGTTACAGTAGCATTGCTGCGTTTGCTGCTGAACCACTATGTCTTTATTGCTGGACATAGCCCCAGCCGATCTGGGGCTGCCCTCTAAATTTATACGCTTCCGGGAGACCCAGGCCGAGGCCCTGGACTTCATCCTGGCGTCGTCCAGCCGCTGGACCGGAGGGAACCTGCCGACCGGAACCGGCAAGGGCCTGTTAGGGGTCAGTGTCGCTAAGGTCCAGGACGCGAAAGCGGTCTATCTTACTTCCACTAAGGCCCTCCAGGAACAGATGATGGCCGAGTTTGGCTCGATTGGCATGACCGATATTCGTGGACGAGCCAACTATCCGTGTAGAGTCTACACCACCAAACGGGGCGATCCGGTAAGTTGCGAGGAAGGGGCAAGGCAAGGTTGTAAGTTCCTGAATACACTAGGGTGCCCGTATGGTGCGGCATATGAAGAGGCTAAGAAGGCCCAGTTAGTAAGTACCAATTATGCGTACTGGCTGCACGCTAGGGCTAACAACAAGAAAGCATTGGAGGTTACAGGAGAATGCCCGGAGCCGGTTGAGTTACTGATATGCGATGAGGCGCATAACGCGATGGAAGAGCTGAGTGGGTTTCTGGCTATCCGGCTATCTAATGGCGAGTATGAGGCGATGGGCAAGGTCGAGGGCGACGGGTTGATGGACGAGGAGTCCGGCCAGATGTGGAAGCGATGGGCCGAGGATCGGTGCGAGGAGATACGGCCCGAACTGGAAGCGTTGCTGATGTACCCGAGGGATACGCTGAGTTACATCGAGAGAAGCCGGTTGGAGGAGCTGGAAGCCTTAAAGAGGAAGTTAGACCGGATCGCCGTAATGGACAACGGCTGGACCTGGGAAGCAAGTGAGGATGGCGTAGCGTTCGATTGTATCTGGCCGGGTAATTACGCGGGCTATTTGTGGAGCGGTGTGAGTAAGGTGCTGTTGATGAGCGCCACGCTGTATCCGTACACCATGAAGTTACTCGGGCTGGATAAGGGCGAGTTCGAGTTCCAGACCTTCAGTAACGGCTGGCCGCCGCAGAGAGCGCCGGTCTATTATTTGCCCACGGTGAAACTGAATTACAAGTCAACAGATGATAATTATAGGACGTTAGTAAATAGAATTGACGAGATAATCGATGCCCGATCCGACAGAAAGGGCATAATACACACCGTAAGTTACGGCAGAATGCGGAAACTTATGGAATTCAGCCGCCATACGCGAATCATGTTTTGGAACGATACGGCCAATGATTCGTACCGGGTGGCTGAACGCTTCCGGCAAGCCCGACCACCGGCTGTATTGGTCAGCCCCTCCTTCGGGACGGGCTGGGACTTCGCCTACGACAGTTGTGAATACCAGATCGTCCCCAAAACTCCTTATCCTTTCGCGGAGTCTCGCGTCATGAGGGAGCGGGTAAACGACTCGGACTACAGGAGTTATTGCGCGTTATTGGACCTCGAACAGATGATCGGGCGCAGCAGGAGAGCGCCGGATGATCGGTGCGAGACCTTCGTGCTGGATAAGACGCTGCCGTTGTTGCTCTCGAAAGCGCGGCGTTTTGGATGCAAGCTGAAAATCCATAGTATATTGGCACTACCCAAGAGGCCGGAAAAGCTAACGATGTAAAACTTACGGGTGGGGCTTGTATTTTAGGACATGGTCATGCATAATTTCCAAATCGAGGTGACAATGAGCCAACGGCATTACGGAAGAATGACTAGGAGATCTGCGAACATATGGCCAAAGTGGGCTACTCTACACAAGATGCGTACACCCCCTCCCTGGGCTTTCAGGAAGGGTGGTTCCGCATCCTCAAAGCTGTCACCCAAATCTATCAGTACCCGCCCTCTAAGGAGACTGGTACGCAATACCCCCCCTTCCTCGGGGCCGTACTTACGTTTCAACGTACCGATGAGCAAGGCGTTGACCTTGACGAAGAGCCGCAGGATAGGGTCTTGCGGATTGAGAAGGACACTACCAAAATGCGTCCAGGCCATGCCGAGAGCCGCGACGATGACGACCCTGTGGACATGGGTGATGAATTGGAAACGACCGGCAATTGCATTTTTACCGAGGCCGGTGCGAAGATCAACATCAACTCAGCCTGGATGGTCTTCGCCAAAAGCCTGGAACAGCGAGGCTTCAAGGCCGAACTGCTGGGCCAGGGCTATCTGCCTGATTTGGTAGGTACTTGCGGACACGCGATGCAGCAAAAAGGCGAGAAGCGAACCATCGATGGAAGGGACGTTGAACCGTCCTATCTCATTGTTGACAAGCTTACAGTCAAACCATACGAAGCGAAACCAGTGAAGAAGCCAGCGGGCAAGGCCGAGGCCAAGCCCAACGGTTCTGTGAAGGGCGCTAAAGCGGCGGAATCGAACGACGAAGCGGAAGCGATTGCCGCTACCATCATAGCCGAACTCAGCAACGACCTCAGGGGCAAAACGAGGGATCGCAGCAAGCTCTTCGCTATGGGGTTTAGCCGCCTCATTAAAGACGACTCCAGGGACAAGAAGTTGGACAAGCCCATCCAGGCATTCCTGCGTGATGACAAGTGGCTGGCCGCCCAGGCCGAGACGCTTGGGTTTACCTACCAGGATGGCGTGTTTACGTTCCCGGAAGCGGCCTAAAAGTTACCCGCGTGTTGCGGTAGGGGGATTATGAGTTTTCAGACAGGGTAAGCTTTCGACATAATCCCCGACCTTTTTAGAAGTAGAGATCCCAAACAAATGCCGGTAATTCTGGAAGAGATCGAAGTGTGTCTGGACGTAGGGGATTTGAAAATCAGATCCCCTATTGACCGTGAGATCGCGCTAACCGGGCGGATTAAAGAGGCCGAACGAACAAAAGGGATGCATTTATCCGGCATATTGCGCTTTGTGGCCGGTCAGGCGGGGCTGATGAAAATCGTAGCGGACATGGATGAGGAACGCTTGCCGCTCAAGATGGCGTTAGGGATAGCGTTCGAGGAATTTGCGGCAAGTCTTTATCCTTCAATGCATTGGCAGCCGGGAGAGGTGATTCGGGAGGGAGTTGCGATGACTTGCGACGGCATCTCGCCTATGGACTTAAGCCTGGGCGAGAGGAGCTACCACGGTGATCAACCTTGTGTTGAGGAATTTAAATTGACCTGGAAAAAGGTCCAAACCGGCGACGAATTATTGCGGGAATCCTGGTATTGGTGTCAGCAGGGTCGCGGTTATTGTTGGGGATACGGAGCAAATCTAGTGAGATATCACATTTGTTTTGTCAATGGAAATTACAGAAATTCGGGGCCGGTATATAAGCGTTACCTAGTTCGCTATCCGCCCCCTGATGTAGAGTCTACACGGCTCATGGTTCTCAAGCATTTGGACAAGGCGAGGGAGGCTGGTTATGGGGAGTGAGTTTAGGCCAAAGCCAAGGCCCAGAGAGGTTTACGAGTTTCAGTGCGTGTGCGACAGGTGGGTCGAGAGCGAGGGGAGGGAGGGGGTCTGTCCGGGGTGCGGGAGGGGGTATTTGCTGGTTTGGAATGACATAGGGAGTCGGAGTATGCGGCCCCAGGTCAAGACGATCACGGAGGAGTATGAAAGAGATTACGCATCATCGTGTGGAATTTACGGACCTGACGGAGGCAGTGGCGGATCAGCTGGCGATAGCGGGGTTCGGGAGAGGGGGCAGCGGGAAGACACGCTTTATAGCGACGATGCCCGGAAAAGTAGGCGTCGTCCCCCTGGATCGGAAGTGTCGAAGGACGCTCCAGAGAGCGGTAGAAGAACTGGGAGTTAAGAACGGGAAGATCGTGCTGCCGAAGAGAGATCTGGTGAGGCTCGAGAATCCCATGCAGTTGGCGCTGATGAACAACGACGCGGCCCAGGCTTTCTATAGAAGCCACATCAATGAGGTCAAGGATACGGTGTTCTCTCTGGCCGAGAGGAGGGATATTGACTCGATTTGTATTGACACCGGGACGCAATTAGCGGAGGATATGCTGTTTGCCAACTATGGGCGGGATCAGAAGATCATGCCCAGGGACCGGGGGACGTATAACTCCGAGATGAAGCAGTTGCTGGCGAGTATCCAGCACAAGCATGTGTTTCTGGCGCATGAGGCGAAAGAGATCTGGAAGAACGATAAGCCCACGGATCGGTGGCAGCCGAGTGGGTGGTCGAAGCTGGAGTACAACACCAATGTCATGTTGGAGTTTACCGGGCCGCCCGATACCAAGAAGGAAGAGCATACCTTTAGCGTGACGGTGAGGTTGTGCCAGGACCGGCATGAGCTGATTGGGGAAGTGATTACGGATGAAGATATCGGGTTTGCTTATATTGCGACGTTGATTTACCCGGATGGGGAGTGGGGCTAGATGGAAAGAGCCAGCGACATTTTACAGAGTCTTTCGCGCAAGCCGGTGGGACGGGAGACGAGGAGCGACGGCTTTGTCGAGGCGATTGCCGATGCCGTTGCGGATCGGTTGCAGCATATACAGTACAGGACCAAGCGGCTGTTCAGCCTGGAGGAAGCAGCCGAGTACCTGGGGCTGAGCGAGGACGCGGTCAGGGATCTGGTGAACCAGGGCAAGCTGAAGCCGGTCAGGCCGACCCGGAAGCTACAGTTCGATATCTGCGACCTGGACGAGTTCATCAAGGGATTAAAAAAAGATTGAAAAGTCCCGTGCATCTGAGATATAATTGACGACATGTCAAAACCTAAAAAACGCGCTTACGGAACCGGCACCATCCGGGACAGAGGGAACGGCTTATGGCAGTTGAAGTACCGCCCCGAGTGGGCCGATAAGCCGCTCTACAAATACGTCCAGATCGAGGGCCTGAACCCGCGCAAGCAAGCAACGGATGCGCTGGATCGATGGCGCAACGAGCTGGACGAACAGAAGAAGAAGCCGGTCGCGCTGTCGGTGGAGAGTCTACACGATCTGCTGATGGCCGATTACCGGAGGGAGAGCCGGGAGACGCTGGCTGATACTTCGCGCAAGTGGAAGAAGCACCTGGGGAAGTATTTCAAGGACCGGGATCTGTCGGAGCTGGACAGTACGGAAGTCAAGAAGTACATCGACTTCAAGCTGGAAGAGGGCAAGGTCGGGCACGCCACCATCAACCGGCATGTGTCATGGCTGCACCGGGCGCTGAAGCTGGCGCGGGAAGACAAGCTGACCAAGGCCGATTTCACCATCAAGAAGATGGACGAACGGGCCGGGATCAGGACAGGCTTTATCAGCCATGAGGAGTATCTGGCCATCAGGCAGTGGCTGCCGGATCACCTCAAGATGCTCTGGTGTTTCGCCTATCACTGGGGGATCAGGAAGGGCGAACTGCTGAAGCTCCAGTGGGACTGGGCGCTGCCGTACCTAAGCTATAGCGAACCCATCATCAAGATACCGGGGTTCGACCCCAAGACCAAGAACCGGATCACCAAGAACGGCGAGGCGCATACGCTGCCGCTCTATGCCGAAGAGATGCGGCAGTATCTTCAGATGGCGCTGGAGTCACGCGATCCGAAATGTCCGTACATTTTTCAGTACCGGGGCAAGCGGCTGAAACAGGCCAGGACCGGGTTTGAGAAGGCGCGGCACAACGCGGGGCTGGATCACATACTGATGCATGACACGCGCCGGACAGCGGTCAGGAACATGGTCAGGGCCGGGATCAGCAAGAAGCGAGCCATGCAGATCAGCGGCCATTTGACCGACAACGTGTTTGACCGATATGACATCGAGGCAGAAGAGGACGCCGTCGATACAGGGGTCAAAATGAGGCGTTTTATGGAGAAAGAGGCCGCCGCCGCCAAACAATTGGGGGCACAATTGGGGGCATACGAAAAGGAAGGAGGAAAGGGAATTTCTCGTAAGTTGTTGAATTGATTGGTGCTGGAGGTGGGGGTCGAACCCACATGAGAGTGAATCTCGCGGGATTTTGAGTCCCGTGCTGAGCCTATTCCAGCCACCACCTCCACCAATTATCAACAACTTACAGACGCAAAAACCGCTAGTGTAGGCTAGTTCCCGCTGTAATTGGGGGCATAATTGGGGGCATAGCGGTTTCCCGATCTGTAAATGAGCCTAATCCTGGACGACCGCGAGGACACCGCTCTCTTTGAGTGTCTGACCAAGACTTACGACTTCCCGGTCATCAAGCAGCACCTGGAGTTCGGGGATGCCCTGTGGGAGGGGAATGGACCGGACGGGCCATGCATGGTCGGGGTGGAGCGGAAGCGGCTCAACGACATCGTCAACAGCATGACCAGCGGACGGCTGGTCGGGCACCAGTTGCGTGGAATGTGGGAGTGCTACGACTACATATACCTGCTGATCGAGGACATCTTCCAGCCGGGTAAGAACGGGGAGATGGAGATCTGGCGGAACGGCAAGTGGATGCCGCTCTGGAGCGTGAGGGGGGAAGCCTGTACGTACAGGCAGATCCAGGCGTTCCTGAACGGGTTGGTGGTGGCGTCCGGGGTGGCGCTGTTAAGGACGTCCTCGACCCGAGAGACAGCGGCGTTGTACGCGGCACTCTACCACTGGTGGCAAAAGAAATTCAAAGAACACCGCAGCATCGGGGAGATCTATGCGCCGGGGCCGGATGTTCCGATACGGCGCGGCAAAGCCAGCTTGCTGAATCGGGAGCCGGGGCTGACCGAGAAGCTGGCGGCTCAGTTGCCGGGGGTCGATAGGAAGGCTTGGGATATCGGGAGGAACTTCAAGACGCCCCGCGAGTTTATGGAGTTCGCCGCGTTCTCGGGGGTACGGGAGTGGGCGCAAATGAGGGGCATCGCGAAAGACGGGGCCGAACAGATCATTGCGGCCCTCGACAAGGAGCGCGTGTAGAGTCTACAAGCACATGATCCCTTACTGTCCGTACTGCGACAACTGCCCAAGGAAGTATAGGCCGATTGAAGGCGATGGGCCGCAACCGGCGCAAGTGTTGATTGTGGGGGAGAGGCCGGGTAGGGATGAACAGAGGCTGAGACGGGTGTTTGTCGGGAAGACCGGCCAGGAGCTGAACGAGACCTATTTGCCGCGTGCCGGTTGGAAGCGGTGCGAGGTCAGGGTGGTTAACGCAGTACGGTGCTGGGCGGATAATAACCGGACGCCTACGGATGCGGAGGTGGTGTGCTGCGGCAAGCACCATCTGCCGGGGGAGCTAGAGAGGACGGAGCCGCTGATCGTGATGCTCATGGGCGGATCGGCGTGCAGGTTGATGCCGGGGATAAAGCTCGACACGCAGCACGGGATACCGTTCTGGGGAAAGTTGTACGGCTGGGAAGGCATCGTCGTCCCAATGTATCATCCGGCGCTGGGGCTGCATGAGAGCCGCTGGATGACCCAGTTGCTGGAGGACTGGGAAGGGTTGGGTGACAGGCTACGCGGCCTGTATGGCGTGTATGGCGGCGTCGATGGTGATTACCAGACCGATTACCGGATCGCGAGAGGGAGGGAGGTCAATGAGATTCCGCTGGGAATGGTGGTGGCAATCGATACTGAGACACATGGTAACGACCCGTATAGCGTTCAGTTTTCTCCGCGTCCGGGGCTGGCGTACATGGTACTTTCCTCCGATGCCGAAGGAATTGGAGCCTTGGGAGCACGGCTCAGAGGAGTCCAAGGCGTACTACACAACGCGCTACACGACCTTGCTGACCTGGAGCGCATGGGGATCGTACTTGCATGTTTTCGTGACACGATGCAAGAGGCATACCACCTCGGAAATCTCCCCCAAGGCTTGAAGCCGCTGGTCTATAGGCTCTTCGGCTACAACATGACCAGCTGGGAGGACATCGTTCTCCCCTACAGCATCGAGGCGCTCACGCTCTGGATGGTCGAGGCATTAGAGATAGCCCACGCGGATCTCAGCCTCATCGAGGTCAAGCGGCTCAAGACCAAGGTTAAAGAGACCGTCAAGCGAGGGCCGCTGGAGCAATTGCTGCATAGATTGATACGCCATGTAGAGTCTACAGGAGACTACGACCCCTGGCTGAGGCTGGACGAGTTTTGGAATGACGAAGTGAATGAGTGGATGACAGCGCACATAGAGGCGCGGATCGGTAAGTACCCGATATTGGGCATTGGGAATGCCCCTATAGAGAAAGCTACCCGGTATGCATGCGGCGATGCTGACTGGACAGGTCAGGTTGCCCGAGAACTTGAACGACGCAGAAAGGACAGCTACTGGCAGATCCGGGACGGGGATGCCGACTGAAGATGAACCATGAAGTTAGAAGAAATTGAAGCCGGGATTGAGAAGCACCACAAGCAGTGGGTTGATCAAAGACTGGAGTTGCTGATCGAGGTGATGGCTTGCCCGAACATCTTTGATCAGATGCATAAGCTTTCCCAGGATTGCCTAGTGAAAGCCGTAAGACGGTACGGGAAGACACCGAGTGCGATGGCCAGCGGGGTGCAGCAAGCGGTTATGGCCGCGTTTCAGTTCGGACTGGTTATAAGCGACATGCTCCGGGAAGACGAGAAGGAGGTGGTCAAGCAGTGATGTACAGAGCATACGGAGCGGCTATGGGGGCGGCTATGGCGGAACCACACCAGGAGCATACGGGGATGAAGCCGGTCTATCGCATCACGCTGAGGGTGAGAGGACAGGTGATTATCCGGGAGTACCGGGACGAGCTGGAGTTTCGCAAGTGGAAGGGGGCGTATGCCACCCAGAAGCGGCAGGGTAAGGGGATCGAGGAGATGAAATGCGAAACGCTATGGCGGTGAATGAGTTCGGGACCGATGTGTGGAAGCTCTATCGCTCCTGCGACCCGGAAACCTCCCGCGAGGCGGCAGAGTCGATTGAGACGAGCAACCTCGAATGGATGGTGTTCGAGACCGTCCTGTCGTTCGGCCCCCAAGGCTGCATTTCGGACGAGGTGCGGGCCAAGCACCCTGGCTATTCCTACTCCTCCATCACGGCGCGGTTTGCGGCGCTGATCGACAAGTGCTTGCTCTTCGATACAGGCCGCCGCAGACCCGGCAAGAGCGGGCGCAACCAGCGGGTGCTTTGCGCGTTCTGCTACGGAGACTGCGACAGAGATCAAGAGCTATGAGCTTATTTGGCGAAGTAGAGGTGGTGGGGAGACCGGACCTGGAGAACGTCAGGAGGTTGGACCTGCTGCCGGTCGGGATGTGCCGCAAGATGTCCAGGTATGGGATCGCGGTGGATGTCGAGTACCTGAGGGAGTTCAGCGTGGAGCTGGGGAAGGAGATGAAGGAGTTAGAGCGGGATATCGCATCGTTCATCCCGGCTGACAAACTCGATCTGTTCAGCCACCAGTCTGCCGAGATCGAAGATGAACAGGGCACCGCCGATCTCAACGCAAATAGCGCCCTCCAGATACGCATCCTTCTTTTCGACCTGCTGGGGGTAGGCAATGGCCGGAATCTTAAGCTGACCGCAGAGGGGAAGGCTTCGACCGGCAAGAAGCAGCTCGAACTCTGCCGTGACGACCACCCGGTTGTCCAAAAGGTTCTCCATTACAGAGAGCGTAGCAAGCTCAAGTCGGCGTTCGCCGATGCCTTACCGCAAAAGGCGAGGCTGCACCCAAAGGGATATTGCTCGTTGTGCGAAGAGGTGCATGTAGAGTCTACATGGCGGGTGCATACCGAGTGGCTGATGACCAGGACGGAGACGGGGCGGTTGGCGAGTAAGAACCCCAATTTGCAGCAGATACCGGCCAGGAGCAAGTTAGGGGGGAGGATTCGGCAAGCGTTTCTGGCCAGTCCAGGGTGCCGCTTGGTGAGTAGTGATTTCAGCCAGATTGAGTTAAGGGATTTAGCCCATTGCGCCAATGCAACCAGCATGATCGAGGCGTATAGGGAAGACAAGGACATTCATAGTTATACGGCGTGTAGGGTGTTCGGGTTGGATGAGGGGCACTATGCCATGCTCCAGTGGCTGAAGGATGCCGGGAGCTTTACGGAGGAACAGGCTCGAGACTGGAGCAACTTCTCCCTATACAACCGATTGCCCTGCAAGAACATCAACTTCATGATCGTGTATGGAGCGACAGCGGTGGGGTTGCAGGCGCAGTTGGCGTTGAGCGGGTTGTTTTGGTCAGAGGAACAATGCAATGCCTTTATCGACAAATGGTTCGGACTATATCCCGAAGTCGAGGCTTACATGGAGCTACAGCATCGTAGAGCCAGACGGTATGGGTATATCTGGGACGTTTTCGGGCGAGTTAGAAGAGTTCCTGAGGTGTATAGCACTCATAGTTGGATCAAGAGTGCGGGACTCAGACAAGCAGGAAATATGCCTATACAGAGCGCCTCGGCAGGACAGACCAAGCTAGTGATGGGGGAATTGGATCAGGATTTCGAGATGTTAGAGGGGGCCGGGGTAAAGGTGTGGCCGTTGCTGACCATACACGATCAGTTGCTGGTTGAGGCCGAGGAGAGTATAGCGGAGGAAATTGGGGATCTGATGGTTGCCAGATTCTCAGGGGTAATGGAGGATAAGGAGACAGGAGAAAACTCATGGCGAACACCGATCAAGAGCGACAAGGAAGTGTTGACGAGATGGCAGAAGGGATAAGGCCACATAGCTACTACTGCGAGATGTTCACGTCGGACAACGAAGCGGAGAGCTGGCTGGACGGGATGATAGACGACCACCTGCGGGTGGAACTAAGGGCGTATCGGGTGCTGCCGACAACGGAGGGGGTAGCGATACATATTTGCATGGAGGCGTGGGATTGATGCCGATTACAGCGGGGTTGCATAAGCAGTATCTGCCGCCGCCCAGGCCGGTGGAGGAGGAGGACGAGAAGCCGGTAACGGGCGAGTCGTTGCCGCTGGTTAGTGTCCTGGACAAGGGCACGATGGAAGCGGCCAAGAAGCTCCTGACGGAAGCGCAGGAGCTGAAGGCCAGGATGGATAAGGAGTCGGAAAGGCTGGGCGAGATCAAAGAGGCCCTGGTCGGCATATGCTCAGCCTTCGAGCTGGCGGGGCTGAGGTGGGGCCAGATTGGCTTGGTTTATAACGGCCTGTCGAGCAAGAGGACTTTGGATAAGGGGCTGTTGCTCGAAAACGGGGTGACGGCTGATCAAATCAAAGCCAGCTATAAAGAGGGCAAGCCGTATGTCAATGCAAGGTTCATAAAAGTGCCTTAAGGCTGGGCTGGATTGTGCTGCGGCGTTTGTTTCTGCTGTCCTTTTGGGTGTTACCTTTTCGGGCGGCGGCCAGCCTGTGGGGCTGGCGGGTGCATACTCTGGGGCAGATGAGGTGCAGGGAAGGCATGACTTTGTACCTGATCCTGCGGGGCGAAGTGTGGCGGCTCAGCGGGGTGGAGCGGGAGTTTGTTGATTCGATTGTCAAAACCATGCAGGAGTTCAGGCCATAGCTGGATGGATAGCGGATGGATTAGCGGATGGATGTAGAGTCTACATGGAGGGACTCCGGGTTGAAGCGCGTCGGAAGGAAGGGAAGGAACGGAAGGAACGCAAGCCCCGGCCTCCCGCCCACCTGTATATGGGGACGTTCGAGTGCTTCCTGTGCGGGAAGGAGACTCGTGTGTATGAGTGGCTGCCGCAATATGTGGCTTGTGCGAAGTGTAAGCGTAAGATAATCAAGAAATGCGGCTGCGGGACAAGCTGTTGCTGACTGCTGGCGTGGTGGGCTGGTTTGCCGTCGTAGTGTGGGTGATGGTGGATGTGAGAAATGCCCACTAGCCCACTAGCGAAATGAGGATTTGGTAGAGTAAAACAAATGGAGAGCCGTAGTTCCGTCGAGGTCTACTGACTCACATTAAACGTCGCATGGGGTTGCGGTTCTCCTTCTTGCTTATTTAAAGAAATGCTCCTGCTCTCGGTAAATAGCTTGCTGTGCCGCTGGCTCGGACATAAGCCTATTGGTCCCGTGATCGAGGGCGTATTTGGCAAGAGGGATTGGAGCAAGCTGCCGATCTACCAGTGCCAACGCTGCGGACGGCTGATCCGGTTCCGGGAAGACCCCATTGGATGGACGGTCGTTAAGCCCGTAGAGACACAGGAAGGTACGGTGAGAAATGCCCCCTGACCCGCCCATGAACTGGCCGGAGGCGATGGTTATGATCATGCCGCTTCTGGTGCTGGCCTTTATGGTGTGGTGCGACCTGAAGAGAGATAAGGATTGAGGAAATGCCCCTG